GAAAAAGTATTTTCTAGAAGTATTAAAGTAAATTATCCAAAATGTCCAAGGTGTAAGTCAGAAGATCTTTATCCTACATCATTTTTTGGTCGAATTGTTAAAGAAGAAAGGAAGTAATATGAATGATTTTGAACGTGGTAAACGAGATGGCATGCGAGAAACACTTAATAAAGAACTAAAAAGTTCTGCAATGCGTATTGCAATCCTTGAAGAAGATCTCGAAAGAGAGCGTAATAAGAAATGGAGTATTGTTCGCAAGTTAATCCTTGTTGAAATGGAAGGGTATGAAATTGATATGATTTTAGATGATAACGAAGAATTAACCCTTCATGATAAGATAGAACGAATCAAAGAAGGATTTACTGTATAAACAGATAAATAATTTTAAACAGTTTAGGATGTTTAAATGAAAATTAATGAAGTATGCGAACGTATAAATGAAGTGGTAAACTTTAGTACAATGTCAGATGCTAAATTAAAAAGGTTTATTGCTAGTTTTGGTTCTGGCGACGAACCGATGGGGCAAGTTGCAGGAATGCAATTAAAAGCCGCTAGAAAAGAAGCCAGGAAACGAGGAATATTAAATGAAGCATGTGATGCAAATCAATGTGTAGTCCAAATGGGAACACAACGTGGTTTTAAATCAGGACAAGTAGATCCTAAACTTGTTGATGCTAGTGATGCTAGAGATGACGAGGTGTACGATTGGGAAGGAACATTATCAGACAAGGATTTTGATACATATGATCGTACAAAAATGAAAACATATAGAGATACCGGTAGTAAATGGCAAGCTCATCTAGCAGGAAAACGACAATTAAACAAACCTAAAACATTAATGCAAGCGGTCGGCGAAGCATCCCCTGATCTTCCTTCATCAAACTTTAAGCATACTGAAGAATTTAGTGTTGAGCACGGAAAAGAAATAGATTTTGCTAAATGGATTGCCCAGCAATTAGAAATAATGGGTGTTACACAAGAACAAGCAGAACGATTATATAAAGCCTCAAAAGAAGGCGATTATAGTTGGGTTCATAGATTTGGGGCAAGTCCTAAACTTAAAGCACTTGTAGGTCATAATATTGGTACTGCGATGACAAGTAATGCAGTAGCAATTCACAATGGTATGGGTCTACATGCAGGTATATTAAAAATAAGTCCAAAACAAAATAGACCTCCATCACGCATTCCCGACGATTTATTACCTGGTGGCCCTGACGACGACGAAGCAAGAGATCGTCGACGAGCTGCCGCATTTGGCCCTCCGGCCGATCCACGTGGAATTCAACCATATTAATATATGAAAAAACTTTTAGATCAACTACGAGTTGTTTTAGAAAAAAACGAAGCTCGCATCCACGAACTCGTAGGTAAATGTGACGAGCTAGAACACGAAAATGATATTCTTCGTATTAGACTAGAAAACAAAGGACTTCATGTACCCACTAACTATACTAAATCAAGAAGGTACCATGACAATAGCAGAGCCCAAAGAGAGTTCGACTGTAATTTTTGATTGGGCAAATAAATGGCATAGAGCATTTAAAAAAATAGAACATCATGGACCAGAATTTACAACTATTCGAGTTTATAAAAATGTAGTTTGTAGAGACGGTTTTACATTTTCCCTCCAAGCAGGTCCTTCACATTATTCCGAACCAAAAGCAGTAGCGAACGAATACGAAGCGTGGGAAATAGGATTTCCTTCTGACGAAGAACCGTTATGGATGGAATGGCAAGAGCCAGGTAATGAACCAACTGAAAGTGTATATGGTTGGGTACCTAATAATGTTGTTAATGCAGTAATTCAAAGACATGGTGGTATAGATGAAAGAGAGTTTATTACAGCCAAGCTCTTAAAATAAATACATTTATGACAGGACCACATATTGAAGATCATTTAACAGAAACCGCTGAAGTAGAACAAGAGCGTGATTATTATAGAGAACAATATGAGGCCGTGCAAAAAGAACTTGAGGTAGTAAAAAAAGAACTATACCAAATTAAAAAAATTTATTTTAAAGATGGTCATTTTTAATTCAGAAACTATTTATGAAACTGATTACAGGTAACGCAAATACAAAACTTGCTACTGATATTGCTAATATTGCCGGCGTTGAATTATGCGAAACTCTAGTAACTAGATTCGCCGACAATGAAATATGGGTAGAAATAAAAGACAACATTCGTGGTGAAGATGTTTTCCTCATCCAAAGCACATGCAATCCCGCCAACGACAACTTAATGGAATTATTAATAATGGTTGATGCTTGTAAAAGAGCAAGTGCAGGTCGAATTACGGCTGTAATACCTTATTATGGTTATGCTAGACAAGATAGAAAACCAGCAGGACGATCACCTATTAGTGCCAAACTTGTTGCTAATATGTTAGAAGCGGCAGGGGTAGATCGTATGCTAACTATGGATTTACATGCAGGTCAAATTCAAGGTTTTTTTGATATTCCTGTAGATAATCTATATGCCCAACCATTATTTGTTGAAGACTTATTATCAAGCCCAATGATTAGTGCTGGTAATGCAATAATAGTTTCACCAGATGCAGGCGGAGTTCCCAGAGCAAGAGCAATAGCAAAAAAATTAAATCTAGATATTGCAATTATAGATAAAAGACGAGATAGGGCTAATGAGTCCGAAGCAATGAACGTCATAGGAGACGTAAAGGGGAAGCAATGCATCATCGTCGACGACATAATAGATACAGGTGGGACATTAGTAAAAGCCGCACAGGCATTAATAAGCGAAGGCGCCGAAGAAGTGGAAGCATATATAACACACGGTGTATTAAGCAAAGGCGGAGCGAAGAGGATGGAAAAATCAGCTCTGAATAGATTAGTAATAACTGATACTATTCCTGCACCTGAAAATAAAGTACTAAAAGTCATTTCAGTTGCGAATATATTTACTGAAGCAATTCGCAGAGTACATCATGATGAATCAATATCAGTATTATTTGAATAATGGTTATAGATAATTTTTTAGATATCGAATCTTTTCGTGAGATTCAAACAATATTATTAAGTGAAGAACCCCACTGGCACTACCAAGATTTTTTGGGTGTATCGACGGACCAAACTAATCAGTTTTATTTTAGCCATGGCTTCTATGAAGGGTACACATGGATATCACCATTGGCCAGAGTATTAGAGCCATTATTAGAAAAAATTAAACCTATTTGTATTCTTAATATAAGGGCAAATCTTGTAACTAGAACAAGCGAAATAATAGAAGCCAGTCTTCATTCAGATCTAAAAGGTGTTATATCAGATGAACATAAATTAAAACAATGGACTACATCAGTATTTTATATAAACGATACTAAAGGTTATACAAAACTTTCAGATGGAACGAAGATTGAATGCAAAGCAAATAGATTATTAACTATGTCAAGTGATACTGAACATCTAGGAGCAACATGCACAGATCAAAAACGAAGGGTAATTATAAATTTAAATTATTTTAAATAGAATGTACGATTACGAAGCGTGGGTAAAGTGTCATCCAGATGATTTATGGATATTCGACAAACTCATTCTTGCCAAAAAATTAGGATATTTATGCGGACCAGCAGATGTAGCAGTACCAAAATCAGATAATTATATAGTTAGACCTTGTGTTAACCTTGCAGGTATGGGCATAGGTGCAGAATTGCGTTTTTTAGAAAAAGGAAGATGGGATTTAGAACCAGGTTATTTTTGGTGCAAACCTTTTAAAGGTAGACATTTAAGTGTTGATTATGCAATAGATCCTAGCTCACGTACAATAGAACAAGGCGAAACCATTGAAGGTTTTAGAAGCCCTGCAAATCCATTATGGAAATTTGATAAATGGATTCGTGTTAAAGATAAATTAAAAATTAACTTCATGTTAACAAAGCTCAAAGGTTCCTACGAGCATATAAATTGTGAATTTATAGGTGGTAAACTTATAGAAATGCATTTACGACACAATACAGAAATGGGCGATTATAATGAGATAATCCCTGTATGGGAAGACGAACTTGCTTCCACGACTCCTCCTGACGGATACACCTATGTCGAAGATAAAGATTACAATAGACTCGGTTTTTTCAAACGTTAAAGAATACTTCAAAGAAAGTTACAGACTAAGCCCGCTGGCATTTTATTGTGAAATAGGCGAAGCAACTCTTGTTTGCGGTGCCAGTGCAATATTAACATATACTGTATTAGATCCTGCTACTAAAATATTCATACCTATGATGTTTGTAGGCAGTATTTTAGGTGTTATTAGTACATTTAATCGTAAAGCGGCTTTTGCAATTTTTCTTACTAGTTGGTTTGTAGTAATGAATTCTATTGCATTAATTAAACTTTTTGGTTGACAAATATCTTAAAGATAGTATAATATATGTATTAGTTAAACTTTATTGGAGTTCTCAATGAACGATAATGAATGGGATTTTGTACATGAAGATGTGGCTCTAGAAAATATTAATTTATTTGATATGGAACCACAACAAAAGTTTAACGATACACATTGCTTGGCACATATTATGTGTTGGGCAGGTGCGTTTCCTAGTGTTTCTCAGGCTAGGAAGAACGGATGGGATCGTCCTGTCCCTTTTGGGTTTTCTGAATTTAAAGTAGGTAAACGCAAAAGATGTATTTTCATCCTTAATCGAATAGGAGAAAAATGAGGTATTTTTATTTGGTGCTTGTAGCACTTTTAACTGTTGGTTGTTCCAGCAAACAAGAATTGGTTAAAGAGGCCCTTAATAGTGTAGGTGATCGCCCTGGTTGGGTTATGGTACCACCTGGTCCAGAGGGTAACCAACTTTACTTTGTAGGTACAAGTGCTTTGTATGGCACTGAAAAACATGCCCGCAGAGATGCAAAGCGGGATGCAATCCGGGAAATGTCAGAATACGTTCGTGTTCTTAATAAGAACAAATTTGAACGAGCGAGTGTTACATATGGCATGGATAGTTTTGTAGTTATGCCTACTGTAAGTGAGCGTAACTTTGAAAAAATTATGAGTGCATCTACTGCAAACTTTTTGCGTGTACAAGAGATGTACTTTGAACGTGAAGCAGATGCCGCAGGTGTTCCCGGCTACAAATACTTTGTACTAACTGGTATTAGCAAAACTGATCTTGAAACAGCATTGCAATCAAATGCAAAAGCCAATGCTGAAGATGCCCAAAAAGCAATGGGGCTTGCTAGTACTGAAGCGGCAAAGGCACAATGGAAAAATGCCCGTGATTTTTGGAAAGAACTTGCTGAAGATGGCTTTGTACGATGAACAAACTATTCGCAATCCTACTAGGGGCCTCCCTAGTAGGTTGTGCCTCAACGGCACACAAGCAACCAGTTTTAATATCAGACGATTCTAAACCTAGTTGGGTTGAAGAATACGAATTAGAAGATTCCACTCACCTGTTTTTTACAGGTATATCCACAAAATATGCAGAAGAACGCAAGGCACTCAAAGACGCCAAATATGATGCTTTGTCTAAATTTTTAGACTATTGTGGTTTGCATACTAAATTGCATGAAAAGTATATTTCACAAGTAGATGGAAATACTGCAAATGTATTAACAGCCACAAATAAAATAGAAACACGCCTAGAAACAAATTCTGAAGCACAAGTAGGACAATTCCGTATTGTTAAAAAATACATGGAAGTATATAATGGTACTAGAGGTAAATTCTATAAAATGTATGTATTTGCTAGTGTACCAAAAACTGAAGTTGCTTTAGTTAAAGCATGGAAAAAAGAAAACGATCTACAAAAAATTACCAAACTTAAATCGATTAATAGTGAGCAATCTGAAATAATAGTACAAACAAGTGAAGAGCTCAATGCGGTACAAAAACAGCTCGAACAATTAACATTTTTAAAAGAACGTGTTTCTGTACTATCTATTGAAAATACCGAGCTCATAACTGAAAACAAACAGTTAAAGGAAACATTTCATAAGGACAAGGAAACAATAGAACATCTAACTGTTAGAGTAGATAAATTAACAAAAGTTAATAAAATATTAAAAGATGATAATGACGATGTTCAAGTTATAAGAAAAAATCTTATAGATGCTTTAAAAACTGCTGAATACATGACACATGAAGCAGAGCATTGGAGAGAAAAATATTATAATAAAGGGCCAGGGGAAGCTCTTGCAGAATTGCTTGGTGTGAAAGAAAGGCCTGTAATAGTTATAGATTAAACTTCAGTTAATGCTAATTTATATTGTTTACCAGTTTTTTTATTAATTACAAATATATCATTCTCGCCTTCTTGGATCACCCAAGAACCTTTAGTCCCGTCTACATCATTTCCTGAACGATTAGGTTTATCATTAGACATAATCACGTCAGCAGTACTAAGATCGTTGCACGTTATATCTTCAAACTCAACATTGTCACCTGGACCTAATCCTTGGGCTACTTGACCTACAACATTATCATCAAAAACTCTTGTAGTTCCAATATAAAGTTTCTTTGCCATTATTTTTTTCCTATAAAATATTTAGCGAATAAGAAGAAAAGAAACTGCAATAATAACTGAGCAAAGAAAAACAACAAAAGTATAATATGTTACTAAGGGAGTTTTAAAATACATTTTACCTATAATGAAACATTTATGAACAGGACTTAGCATATAGCCTGCATAATCTATAGCGAAAAACATAGGAAGGTATTGAACACCGAATATACTTGTAAGAATAGCAGTAAATGCCGCAAACCTTGCAGAAGATCCTAATAAAAAACTACCAGCAAATCCTATCCAAGCACCTGTTACAAGTGACCAATCATTATTTTCAATATATGCTTTAATTTCATTTGTATAAGATTTAATATAATTACCTAAAACAATAACCAAAAATAATGCTATTAATAGTTTCCAATTAACCCATTCTACTGTAACTTCTTTTTGTTTAGGATTAATCCAGATTACATCTTGTTCTTTTAAAAAATAAAATACTAAAAACAATGGAAGAACTATAGCAATCATTGCAAGAGGCCCCATCACATACATAAATTCTACATATGTTAACCCTAAAACTGCCATAGGTATAATAACAGATTTTTCAAACGGAGACCACAAGTAATAATGATGTGTACTAAGATAATCTATAATGCCATACCATTTGCGTCTAGAATCTTTAGGTGCCATTGTATCTAAAATACCAGCAGATACAGATACCCTTCCAGGTATAGGTAGCACACCACATAAAGCACTAACTATAACAACAAATAATCTATTTGATTTTATATATTTGCTTAGAAGATTTAGCACAGGATATATATACCCATTGCGTTGCACATACGCAGATGTAACCATAATGCCTGCAAGGTACAATACGTACCATTGATTATTAAATATTATTTCTAGCATCAGTTTTTTCATGTGGGATATGGGTGTATTCCCACTTAAATTTCTCGGCGTCCCATTCGCTTTCAGTTCCTTTATTAACAACAATATTCATTACAAATGTTAATCTTTTTTCATTTTCCTGGAATGGATATACTTGATGCAATAAATCAAAATCATAAATCATACCAAAATTTTTCTGTGGTATTATATTCATTAATTCTTGATCTTTTATTATAACATGACATCCCTTATAAGATGCATTATTGGTGATCTCTTGGGTTTTCATATTAAAAAATCGTGATTTCAAATTTCGACCGAATGAGGTTTCTAAAGCAGAATCAAAATCATTAAGAAAATATATAAAATTAAAATCATTTGCTTCGTGTATGTGAAGAGGATTAAATTCATTTTTCCTCATTACATTTAGCCATGATGATCGAATTAGTACATCATTCTTTTCAATTTTTTTAAACTTGCCCATTCTATTATTCAAATCGTGTTCTATATGAGCATGTATAATTTGATTAAACGTGTCTAAATAAAATTCATCTAATACCCCATGATTAATAATATATTCATTTTCTATTTCTCCTACCAACATATTATTAGCCTTGGCACCACTTTGATTTATCATAGAAAGAAGAGAATTACTAAAATTATCAGTAAACGAATCGGTCGCTTCAAAAAAAGTTAAAATTTTATCTTGAAAAGTTTTATGAAATATTTTCATTTTTTAATTACCGTAACGTATATACCATTCCACCATTGTGTAGGATTTTCTATTGTGTTTAATACTTTTTTATGAAAAATAAGCTCATGATCTATTTGTTCTAATCCTTTCATTGCTCCTATAACAACATTAGGAAAATTTGCGTCATCAAAAATACAAATACATTCGTCTGCAAAACAATCTTTATAATACATTATTGCTTTTTCTATTGTTTCACTTTCGTGTGGCCCATCGTAAAAAAACAAATCAATATTTTTAATGTCTTTTAAATTTGTATCAAATAAATCACATTCATATGCTGTTACAGAATTATTCCCCTTAAACTGTTTTACATTTTTAATAAATTCTTCTTTAGAATTAGGAGGTAAAATTAATTCTTGTGTTAATGGTTGTAAATCTTCTTTCCATGTATCTACACAAAATGCATTAATATTATTATCTTTCAATACTGCACATGTGCTTAATCCTAAATACGATCCAATTTCTAAATAATTTGTAGAAATACTACCTAAACTATTAAGTAAATTAACAATTTTTTGAGAAGATAATCCGTCAATCTCTACTATGATATCCTTATTAACAGAATCTACCAATTCTTTTGTTACATATTTTATTTTATCATTACCTTTTATTACACTTTTTTTGTCATACACTTTATCACAATAATGACAATCCCAACATTCAAACTTACAAGTTTTTATTTTTTCACGCCATATGTTTATAGGAGCATCTACTAAATTTGTTTCATCTATAAATTCATTAAATGTATCAAATAATATTTCCTTATCTTCGGCATAATTTTTTATAATATGCATGGTTTCATTTAATCTAGAAGTATTTTCTCTTCCATGCATTTTAATAACATCAACATATTCTAATAATTCATCCCAATCTTCTTTCCATGGAGGAAAGTTAGCGGATTTTAAAGGAACAGCCATATCTTCTTGGTCCCATTTATCACACGATACTCTAGACATAGGATCATTAAAATACTGAGCTTCGTTTGTTCTAGAATTATTAAATTCATAATGTTCATCCATCATAGGACAATTACCTATGCATCCTTCGTTTGCTAACAATGATAACTTGACTCCAGCATGTTCTTTAGCACGTTTCATATCTTTTAATTTGTCATGGTCTCGCATTAGATCACGATCTAAATTAACATAGTTAAATCCTGCTTCACCTAAAGCAACTACTTCTCGTGGTTCGGTTACATTCCGTAATATTGTGTTTTTAATTTCTAATTCAGGAAATGCTGATTGTATTTGTTTTGTTGCAACCCAATGAGTATGTGGAATCGTTGCACTTCGAACAACTCCGGTATCATAAAGTTGTTTAAAATTTTGTAAAAATAAATCTAAATTATTTTGTGATGGTCGAACTAAAGTATTATTAAATGTTGCAGAAAGTTGAATACCTGTATCTTTTGATACGTTTATAGCATTGTCTAATATAGATAAATGATCTGGTGGACCATTAAACACATCGCCCATTGCATCTTGAACAAAAGGTGGCATTCTACTAGTAAAATAAAGATCATATATATAATCTTTATAGGTATGTAAAAAGCCTAAAAAATCATTAAATTGTGGTTCCGTCAATTTTGGATTGATCGGTATGCTGAATATTTTCTTCATCTAATTTTATTTCAAATAATTTTTTACTATCAGTTAATAGTGGCATTTGTAATCCTTCGAGTGCTTTTTCAGAATTAATCTGGCCTTCAACTTGTTTATTAATCTGTCCTATTGTATTAGTTAACAAACCAGAAAAATGTAATGCACCTCTTAATGTTTCTAATTGATCTTCTTCTGGCATTAATAAGATAGAATCCATATTACCCGAACCTACCCGACCATATGCTATAATATCCATTGCCGCCTGCTTTTGCATTCTAGCCATCCAATATTTTCGTTCTTCTGTGTCGTCTTCTTTTAAATATTCGTCTAAGTTTTTTTCTTTTGTTTTTTCTAAAAGCTCTAAATATGTTCTAAGTTCGCGTTCACATTGACTCATTTTTCGTTTAAAAACAGTTATGTCGTACATTAAGTCTTCGAGCTTAATAACCATCAATTCTTTTTCTAACTGATCCGGTTCTTTTTTAATGTCTCGTTCAATTATTTTTACACGAACTTCTGCTTCTCGTAAATTTCTTACAATAGATTTATATGCATGATATCGTGTTTCTAACTCCATAAATGATTGATGAATTTTTTTGTAAGGAGTTATTCCTGTTTTTTGCACAAAATTAATAGAAGAATAATTAGACTGCCCATTATCAAATTGAAGGGCTGTTTCTAATACTTTTTCTTCTTCGGGCGAAAAACTTAAATGGTCTCTTACCCAAGTGTCTACTTTTATATTTGTTACATCGCTACTTACAATATCTGTTTTATTGTGTAGCATATCTGGTAAATTATTTGTTTGTTCCATAAGTCGTCCAAAACTATTATTAAAAATTTTATTATAAATTGAAAATAAATCTTCTCGATCTTTATCTGAACTACCGTTATTAATACATCCTAACGGAAATGCAGTATTTTTATTAAATCTTTCTTCGTCCCATAATAAACAATTTTTAAAATTATCTTTATTATTAATAATTTTTCTTTTGTTAAAAACACAACCAAATTTGCCTAATGTTTTAGGAAAAAATATACAAAAATTTTCTATTGTATCATGTGTTTTAATATTAAAATATTCTTGTATAAATTCTTTAAATGTTAAGCCAGTTTTAAATTTTATGTCATCTTCTCTTACTAGTTCATTATTTACGTATTTTAAATATATGTTTTCTACATTTTCTAACGTCGCATATCCAGGATCTTTGCAACAAGGATTTTTTAAACATGATTGGCATGGTTGGGGTGTGCATTTAGAGTTTTTTTGAAGTTCGTATAATTTTTCTGTTACTTTTTTAAACATTAAAAGTTTAATTTGTTGCCTATATAAGGATTAATAGGATCAGGTAACCATTTTGCCTTTGGATCATCTTCTGTTGTTTTTTCATTTGTATCTGTATTAAAGAAGGCCATTCGGTTTCCTTTTCTATTATAGTCTATTTCACCATCTTCTTTTATACCTGGGTCTACCCGTTTTAATGTTTCTGCCTGTTCGGTAGGCATCATTATACCAAAATAATCTTCATATACAATATTTAAATCCCATATTGTTGTGCATACTTCTACTTTTTTTAATATTTTTTGAGACTTAACTAGCATAGTAGAAAGTCTATCTTGATATTCTTCTGCTTTTTCTAATATTTTATTTGACAAAGTTGTTTTATCAAAACTTCTTTCTGTTGCAATATAATCTAAAAACGGAGTTACGTGAGCAGGATCATCTTCACCATACGTTAAAAATTCTCTTGCTTCATGTTTTTGTATTTCCCAAGTTGCCGCTTCTAATTCAGATACATTTTTAATAAATTTTAATTTCTTACTATATTCATTTTCTATAATTTCTTTTGCATATTTTTTCATAAAAGATAATGTAAAATCTTTCATCTCTTGAGTAAAGTCTATTGCTTGTTTCCAATGTTCATCAGGTATAGCAGGAGTCCAATCCCAAATTACTCCATCACCAGTTTTAAGAACTTTAACAGTATCTCGTATTTCGGCAAAATGTACAGTACCAAAATAGAATTCATCTTTTGTTATTTCTTCAAACGATCTACCTAGTTGTGGTCTAATTGTTTCTAAAAGAGAATCACTTATTTCTACCGCAGATAAACCTAATAAATTATATTTCGACTCACATTTAAAATTTTTATCTTGAAATTCACCACCTGTAATATATGCCTTAATATCTTCTTCAGGAATTATAATATATCTTAATTTTGCGTCAGGAACTGTCGGACCCGTTACTGGAGTTGGTTCAGTTACAACTGGATCAAAATCCATTGGTGTTGTTTTTGTCAGGTTATGTGCTGGCATTAACTTACCCCTACGTCACAAACAGATGCGGCACCTGTACTACAAAATCCTGATGATTGTCCATAATGTCCTTTAGGCATACATGCGGCTCCCATTGTTGTTTGAGCATCAGTCGAATATACATATTTTACAGTCCAGTTATTTTGTTGGCCATTATAATCGCCCATTGTATAACCCCAATCTTGGCCATCTTCTTGATTTTCTTCACCATTAGAATGATTTTTACCTGGAGACGATAAAACTGCTCCATTACTATCAGCAAACTTATCTTGTCCGCTTGTAACATTAGTACCAGTACCTACATAATGATGCCCGTGTTTAGAGGATATTGCTTTACATTGTCCATCTGTTCCATAGGTCCAAGTACCGCCTGATCCCATTGATCTATTAGACCAATTATAAGAATATTTGTTATTTCCCGCATTCATTAACCAACCCACATCTTCACCTTGGCAACCTGTACCTAATCCTGATGACGAAGCAGTAGCGGCAGTATACATAACTTCTGAAGCAAAATGTAAAGAATGAGAAGTTGTACCGTGTGTACCTCCTGCCCATAATCCTTCTTGTGTTTTTATTCCGGAAGCAGTAGCACAATCATGAACACTAGTACTAAAATTCCAGCCACCTACGTGATTGCCATAACCACTAGTACCATAACTAATTCCTTCAGTTAACGGATTGTAACCTACGTATCCGTATGAAACACCACTAGAAGAAAAACCACCTGTTGTAGTTATCTTTCTTGTTTGTCCATTTGCGAGACTGTAACTAGATAAATTTGTACCGGCAGTAGTATGACCATTATTTTCTAGATATCCATTATGATCGCTATATGTGCCTGACAAATAAGATCCTTCTCTATCTAATTGTTCCCCACAATAAAGGGTAGTATCTGTTTGATGCCAGGTTTTATTTACAGCCCGCCATGCATTAGATCCTTTATAGCCTGCCGCCAAATAACCATGTGTATATATAGATCTATATCTCCAACCTGATGCTAATGCAGACCCCGGACTACCTGGATATTGCCAGTAAGCACCTTCAGCGGCATCACCTGCCATTAAAAGGCCACCTCTTGCTTCTTCTGATGTAGCGGGTATTCCTTGTTCGGTTCTTCCTCTTGATCGAGAATAAATTGTCATTGTACTTCCTCTAGCATTATTTTATATCGCTTCCCATTATTTCTATTTATTAAGTACATACTTTCCTCACCTTCTTGCATAACCCACGAACCTTTAGTTCCGTCTACTTCGTTACCAGATCTATCTGGTTTATCATTACTCATTATTAAGTCAGCAGTACTAATGTCATTGCATGTTATGTCTTGGCAACTAAGATCACCTGTAGTTGTTATATCGCCTGCATACATGTGAAAATGCCCATCTCTGTCAATTTTAAATTTATCTGCAACATTTCCTAAATTATGTTGTGTACCAAATACTAAATCCATACTATCTGCTAAACTAATAGAACGAATTGCTTTTATGTATGCTCCCACTCCGGCATCATGTTTAAACTGCATTTGAACAGTTCTTTCAGCAGTATCATCTCCGGTGTTTTCCATTATTATATCTAAATCTGTAGTTTTTGTTATATTAACATCACCACCATCAACATCTAACAGTACTCCTGGTGTTGCTGTTCCTATACCTACTCTATTATTAACAGCATCAATATGAAACGTAGGTGAATCCCAGGAACTATCTACATATGTTTTAACTGCTTTTTGGGATGGAACAAGAGTATCACTATTTGCCGCAAATGTTCCGTCTGTATCTATTGCTGATCCGGTAATACTTGTATTAACTGTGACCGTATCCATTATTGGTGAATTAATAGTAGGACTTGTTAATGTTTTAAGTGTTAATGTTTGGGTATCATCAAGGGTTACAACCGTTGCATCAATTGCAACTGTTAATGTATTAACTGCTCCGCTTGTATCGATACCTGTACCACCTGCTATTGTTAATGTTTCAGAATTTAATAAAATTTCTAACGATCCAGAATCACTATAAACAGGAAGGGCACTTGCAGTTAATGCTTGTTCAGGTATAGTATTCGAAACAAAATGTGGGTTACCATTTTTAAAATAAAATATACCGCCTGTTGTTGGAGCAGTTGGAGAAGTAATATTAGCATAATCTGTTTCTAAATGTATACCTGTTTGAGTAGTTAATATACCACCTGCAGGAATATATAAAGGTCTATATGCACCATCTTGTACAATTAAAGGATCCGAAGGATTTGATTCTTGTTGGTTTATATGAAGTAATGCTGTCGGAGCACTTATACCTATACCTACACGACCTTCTCCATAATATGTAGATCCTGCAACTGAACCTATGTTCCAACCAGATCGCATATCCTTTATTTTAAACTTTGCAGAAGAATTATCCCAAACTAACGACCAATCATTATTTCCTATACCTAATGTACCAGTTTCAACATCGGCTAAATTAGTTAAATTTTCTGCTGTTATATTTGCCAAATATCCTGCACTAGCATGGTTTCCCCATCCGTATGCAACAACACCTTGTTGAGCATCTTGGCTTACTTGTGGATCTAATATTATTGTTCCTGTAGATATTATAGTAGAACCGCCACCTTGAAGTTGTAACCCTGTGCCAACCGATACTCCGGTTAATGGTGTTACCCATTGTAATAAACTACCGGTTGTACTTAAAAACTGGCCTGCTGTTCCACTATTGCTTATATTCAATTCTTGTATACCGACGTTTGCCGCAGGTAAATTTAATTTTCCACTAGTAACTGTTAATGTTACATCTTCACCTGCTGTAATTTGAGCCGCAGTTCCTAACGTTATTTTTTCTACTTCTAATCCTTGGGAGGTTGCAGTTAAGGTAATTGGATTTCCTCCACCAAACCTAATACTTGATGGTACTTGTAAAGTTCCTGCATCATCTGTTAAATTTATAGATCCTAAATCTAATGTATTTGTGTATACAGTATCCCATATTTTAGAACTAGATCCTATATCATATGTAGACGTAACAGAAGGTAAAACATGTTCAGTAAGGGATCCTACTGCAACAGACCAAGTTAATTTTTTATCTTCCACAGTATTGTCTGTTACTATACTAACACCCGATCCTGCAACAAATTCTAATTCCCTTGTAGAATCTATAGAAATAGTAGGTTGACCACTAACAGATACTGTAGTAAGATAGTCTCCAAATCCTACTTTTAATACACCCGGACTTGTTTCTGTCATAGTAAATCCTGATGCAACATTAAATTCTACACTAGAAGCATTTGTAAATGTTTGGTTATTATATTTAAAATCTGCTGATGAAGGAGATATCCAAATAAAACCTCCTGAAGATCCTAATCCTAATACTTGCCCTGTTGTTCCGGATCCACCTATATCCATTTCTGGTATGCCAACAGCATTTGGTGATATTGAACTAGCAGTAGAAAATGTTGCTCCCATAAATCTTACTTTTACAAGAGCATTATATGCCGGAGGACTTGTAAATGTTAATGTTGTTCCTGTTACGGAATAAGCATTGTCTGCTCCAGGTGTTTGAATTACACCATCTACTGTTACTAATAATTGATTAGGTGTACTTGCTAATTGTGATAACGTATATGTCGTTGTTGAAGCATCTCCATAAAAAGTATCTATGTAATATGTGCTTGCTGACAATTTTGCAGGAGTTATACTACCATCTTGCACAATGGTTTGTACTGTATCCATATTAAGAAAAGTAACAGATATTTCTAAATTGACTGGTATATTTTCTGGAAATACAAGTTTTGCCGGACTAGTACCTACAATAGTATAGGTTGATGGTGCTTGATATAAACTATCAACATGAACAAGAACATCAACAGGCTGAGTAGGAACTCTTGATAAATCAAATTCTTTTGTATTCCCATCAGCAGTAAAAGTGTCAACTGATAAATTTGCTTGAGTAGTCGAAGCAATAGTTATTTTTCCATTTGTAGGATCGGTTGTTAATTGAATGCCAGCACCAGATACCATTTCAAGATCACCTGATTCAGGTATTGTTAAATCTGTTTGTCCTGAAACTTTAATAGTATCTAAAAGAGTGCCTTCAGTAGGAACAAATTTTGTTAAAACACTATCCCATTTAAGTAAATTACCATCTTGTAATCCTGATTCGTCTATATCACTTAAATCTAATAATGCTCCGCCTCCTAAAGATCCCCAAATTGATTGAGTAGAATTATTAGGATCTTTTGAATATCCTTCAAACTTACCTGTTGTTGCGTTATATCGTATAACACCTTCAGAAGGAGTAGTTGGGCGTTCAGCAGTTGAACCAGTAGGTATAGATAACCCTTCTACTCCAGTAAATGTAGCATTTCCCTTAATAGTTGGGTTTGTTGCAAATGTTTTTCCTGTTACTACTGTTCTACTCATTTAAATAGTCTCCTATAATGCTGTTACATCTTTAACTACAATTATACCATGCATGGGGGCATGAGCCGTACATTGATAAATGTAATTACCGCTTATTACTTGAGGTACTGTCCAAAATAATGTACCATCAATTTTTCCTTGGGCACTTGAACCATATGACCAAACATTAGACGTACTAAGATGCCTTAACCCTGTATCATATGCATTAGTTGTGTTTCCTGTAACACCTTCACCTGCGGCTGTTTTTATAACAAATCCGTGGCCCGAACAATCTAATGCAAATGCATATGTATGGCCGCCTATAACATATATTGTAGGACTTACTGCCGCACTTCCACCTAAGTCATTTCCTGTTACCGCAATTGTATCAATTGCAAAATATGTATTTGATATTACATAATCATACACTGGCGTTTGAACAAAAAATGTTCTTGCCGCGGCACGTCTTGACTCATATGCGGCTTCAGCCGCCGCAAAAGTTACAGTATCATTAGTGGAATTTGTTGTAATGGTTATTCCTGTACCTTCAACTAAAGTTACTGTATCACCTGGTTGATCAGCAGTAAGAGAATTTTGTCCAGATACTGCAATATTTTTATATGTATCTTGTGTTACTGATGACGCCGCAATTGTTAATGTATCGGTTGTGGAATCTGGTGTAATTGTAACATTAGAACCACCCACAAATGTTAAAGTATCTGTAGCCGAATCTGCTGTTATTGTGCTACCACCTGATACTGCAATTGAAGTAAATGCTGTTGTTGCTTGGGCAGAATTAGTAATTGTTATACTATCGGCACTATCGTCGGTTGCGATTGCAATACCTGTTCCTGCAATTACTGTTAATGTATCACCTGTTACAGATCCATTATCAGCAACGACATCATTTTGTCCTTGAACACTAACTGTTCCAAAAGCAGTAGTAGGAGTTTGGTTACCACCACCTGATGCAGTAGAATTAATTGTTAAAGTTTGAGCGGCCGCATCGGTTGTTATTGTGACATTAGTTCCTGCAACAAATTCTAAAGTATCTTCTGAGCCTACCGCAACAACATTGTCTTGTCCTGAAACAGAAATCGTTTTAAAAACATCTGTACTTAAAGAAGAATCAATAGTAAGAACATCACCAGCAATACTAGTTGTAATATTAGTACCACCAGTAACAGTTAATACGTCTGTCGAACTGTTTGCTGTTACTGTTCCAGTATCTGCATTTAGGGTTGCCCATAAATCTTGAGTGGTTCCTCCGCCACCGCCACTACCGCCGGTGTTTGTAATTGTAATAGTATTTCCTGCTCTTGTAGTATCTATACCAGTACCACCAGCAATAGTAAGTTCATCTGTTACACTTGTTGCTTCTGCTGATCCTCCCGAATCTGCTGTAACTTTATAATATACACCTGATGGAACTTCAGTCGATTTTGCTACTTTAATCCATTCTCCACTATTACTAGTTGCAGAATAATATAATTCATTATTTGCTACACCTACGCAACCCGGATAAGTTGCCGCATCAATTGCACTTTCTAATCCGCTTTTTAATGAAAAGTTATTTTTAAATTTTGCATTATGCGGAACTAAAAAATCACCATTAACAGTTAATCCTGTTGCTACTTCTGTTCCTGTAGTTTTTATTATTAAAACACTTGTGTCATGATTTTTAAAATCAAATAAAGGTCTTGTTGTAATTGCTTCTGGCGTACCATACGAATAATCTACTACTTCTCCGCCTTTTCTAACTATGAAATCCATCATAGAAGTAGTACCAGTATCCTTTGCTGTAGGAACTTCACCGATAACACTCATACTAGCAAGAGTTGTACTAGATTCTACTCCTCCTCTAACAGTAGGAGCCAACGTTGCTGTTGTTGTAGATCCGCTTGACATTTCTACAAAATCATTGGTAGCATCTGAAATTGTACCTCTAAAAAATATTTCTCGATTAGTACTAGCAGGATGATTTATTTGAATTTTACTACCAAAGGATAATTGATTTTGAAATATTACATCTCCTCCAAATGTAATATCTCCGGCCAAGGTATAATTACCTGTATTTTTAACGTAACCAGGTTCAATTGAAAATACGTTATTGTTTAAGTCTAATCCGGTACCTGGAGTATATGCCAAATCTGGAGCATCAATTGTAATTTCATTAGCATTTTGTGTTAATGTAATATTAGTACCTTGTTTGATACTTCTAAATTGTAAATCACCTGTAGTATTATCTTTAGCAAAAAATACTTGTACTTCACCTGCACCTCTATTAGATGCTAAGTTTGATTCGCCTGTATTTTCTACAAATTCTAATGCGGTTTCGCCTGTGTTAACTCTTAACCATTTATGTTGTTCGCCTGTATAATTACTTGGAGTATCTGTAAGTCCGGTAAAATCAGAGGAACCGCCTCCTCCGCCACCACCTCCAGTAGGCATATCTACTGGTTTATATTGTTGTGCATTAGATTGGTATTGGAGTATTTGTCCATCAGTAATGCCCGAATCATCTACATTTAATAAATTAGTAAGATTCTGAGTTGTTATATTTTTTAAGTAACTTTCTAATGAATGATCACCCCAAGAGTAAGCAGTTTGTGCATTTGTAAGAGTTGTTTGTGTACTAGCATCTAATGCTATTGTACCAGAAGCAGTTATTGGGCCGCCATCTATTCCTGTACCAGTATCAATCTGGGTAACAGTACCTGTTCCAGTACCTACAAATTCGCTATGTAACAGTATTCGGTGTCCTCCTATAGTGGCTCCGTCATGTACTCTTAATGTGTTTAGGTCAGTATCTACTGTTACTTCGCCTTGAGCTCCTGTAAATGAAGCATGTTGAGTAGTACTTCCTCTTCTAAATTTTACTTCTGTACTCATTTTGTTTCCTTATGCAACTGTTTGCCCTGCAAGTTTATAAATTTTACCTGTTCCTGTAGGAGCATATGATAATCGTGTTATAATATATAATTCTTTATTAATATCTTCTCCAAACCCTGTAATAAATTCGGTACCAACATCTATTGCTATAGGGTTTAATTGATTTATTTGATACATATCTGGTACTGGTTCCTTTAAGTAATATAATTTTCCCGAAGGATTGTTCCAATCTGTAGTCCAATCAGCAAAAACATATTTTCCAACTAATTCTGTACAAGTGGCTCCCCTATAAACAACCCCACCTATAACTGATAGTCCATTAATTGCTCCGCCTGAATGTGTGTATGATGCAACAGGATTTTCAAAACCATTCATAAATGTATTAACATCTGTACCTGCGGCAGTAGCAAGAGCAATACCATGATCTAAATCATATACATTATCTCCTTCTTTTACACTCCATCCATAGTTTTTACCATTTTTAACAATATCAATTTCTTCTATAGTATTTTGTCCTACATCCCCTGTCCAACATTTTCCTGTAGTTTGATCTACACTGAGTCCGTATGGATTTCTAAATCCATAAGCGAATATTTCTTCTTTATAAGTAGAATGATCTTTGTATGGATTATCTGTTGGTATAGCATAATTTGTATATGCTGATGAACCTATATCTACATTTATTCTTAAAACTTTTCCTAATAAATTAGTTCTGTCTTGAGCTAAATGATCTGGATCACCTTGCCCTCCGCCGTCGCCTGTTCCAATATACAAAAACCCATCGGGCCCAAAAGTTATGGCGCCTCCATTATGGTTACTTGCAGGTTGATCAAATTGTAAAATAATTACCTCAGTACTAATATCTACTGTATCATCATTTGCAGGATCGGTAACTGTATACCTAGCCAATATAGATTCGTGATCAATTCCTGCACCCGATTTTGCTTTAGAATAATAAACAAAAACCCAACCATTAGTATTATAACTAGGATGAAACGCTAATCCTAGTAAACCTCGTTCATCATAAGATGTACTTAAAGATTGTATAGTTGATGATAAATCTAAAAATGGAGTTGACAAAATGGTAGAACCTTTGTATACTTTAATTTTACCTGATTGTTCTGCAATGAATAATCTTTCATCATGACCTGTATTTGTTAATACAACAGGCCCTTCTAATCCAGTAGTATGATCTAAAAATACATTTAAATTAACTGCCGTGTCATCTGAAATAAATCCGTTATCTTGTTCTGCCTCGTGGGCCACTAAATCACCAAAATCTACAGGAATTAATCCGTAATCTGTTTTATTAAGGGTATAATCAGGTGTTCGTATTTTTATTTGGTTTGTGCCTTCTTCGCTAATAACAATACCATCACCTGCTAGTAATCTTTTAAATTCTAAATTAACATTACTTTTTTGTTTAAATATACCTATGCCTTCTGTATTTGTGCCGGCATTGCTTGCACTATTTGCTTCGCCACCTACTGCTCCTGGAGCAGTTTGCCATGTTAATGTTCCTGTGCCATCTGTCATTAAAAATTGACCAGATGTTCCAGCGGATGAAGGAAATGCTAATTCATTTAATTTTAACGCACCACCTGCTCCTACTTCTATTTTTAAATCGGTGTTTAATGCAGATATAATTTTCTTTTCATTTAAATTTAAATCTCCCCCTAATACAGGAGTAGCATCATTTTGAACGGCAGTAAATTGTTCTGTGTAAGCCAATGTTTGACTTGAACCAGGTATTGCCCTATATACTACAACGGCTGTTTCGCCTGCTTCTAATGATGAACTAAATGCAATTTGTGTTCCACTTGCTAAATTTGTTACACTATAATCAACTCCTGGCTTTTGTGTAACACCATCTATTGTTACATCTAGTGCCGCAACATCTTTAGGAGAACCTGTTGTCAAGGTAAACGAAGTACCTGGGCCAGTAAATGTATCATACTGAAAGTCAGGTATATTTTGTATATCATCGTAATCAACTGCGGCTAAAACCGCTTCATATCGTTGACCATAGTACATTAACTTCTCTCCAAAACACTTGCAAATATTTCACAATCTGTATGTGTAGCCGCAACTTTTAATGCGTCATCTGCTTCTAAGTTAATTGGCTTATCCAAACTCAATGTTGTATTCGGTGGTATAGGTACTTTAGATAATACTATGTTATCTGAAGTAGCACTATTATCATACACTTTTAATGTAATTTGTACATTAGAAGTAGCATGTTTATTAGCAATATACAAACCATGAATAATTGCCGCGACTTGGTTTGCCGCATTTGCTGTATACATTGTTTCGTCGGTATCTGCCGCCGAAATTGTATGACTTGCATTTTTAAATGAACTTGCCATATTTTATCCGTTATGCGAATGCAATAGCAAAAGCAATTGCATCGTCTTCTTCTATATAAGCACTTCCGCCAGGTCCACTAACTGCTAAGTTACCTATCTGTATATTGTTGCCTTGTTGTATTACAGAAATACCTGTTCCTGCTGAAATAGAATGAAATTCTAAATCTACACCTGTTTTTTGTTTAAATACTCCAGTTCCTGTCCCAACATTAGATACAGTATTTGCTTCACCAGTAGAGGTATCAGGGGCAACACCTGGTTCCCATTTACTAGTTACTGAGTTCCATATTAATACATCATTATTTGCTGGAGCATTTGCATAATCTACATCAGCAAGGTCACTTGCATTTTTAGATCCAAAATTTGTATCAACACGAGCCTCAGTATAATATTTATTTGTACTTCCTTCTATAACATTGTCTGTACTAATAGTTCCGCCAACTGTATAATTTGTTAAATCAGCTTCTCCAAGGTATCCTAATGCGGTTTTATTAGTAAATCCTATCGCGGCATTTGTTTCATCTACTGTTAATAAAAATGTATCTGATCCTGCAAAAGAAGCAGGAGTATCTGTTAACTCTAAAAATGTAGTAGTAGGTGGTTCTACAAATTCTAAATCAGCACCTGTTGCGGCAACTCTTAAATATTTTCCTGTTTGCCCGCTCATTGTACTAGGTGTATCAGTAAGCCCTGCAAAGGTTGTAATATCGTCGGGGGCATCAACAAACTCCAATGCCGTGCCACCTGTATTAACTTTTATATATTTTCCAGCATCTCCGGTTGAAATACCTGGTGTATCTTGTAATGCAGAAAATGTATCAACTTGAACTGGAGGATTAACAAACTCTAATCCTGTTTCATTTGCTTTAATTGCAATATACTTTCCACCTTCATTTGCCATAGTACTAGGTGTATCGTCTAAATTAATAAAAGTCTTATCTGTAAAAATAAGACCCGTGGCACCCGAATTAACTGTTACTAATTTACCTTCGTTAGTTGAGTAAGTATTAGGTAAAACATCATTTAAATTAATAAAATCTGTAATAGTTGTAGGAACATCTGTAAATTGTAATCCGGTTGCTCCGCTATTAACAATTAACATTTTTCCTACGTTACCAGAAAATGTTGGAGGAGTATCTGTTTGCCCAATAAATGTTGGATTACCATCTATAGTTACTGTAACGTTATCGCCTACTGCTGACGCATTTACTCCATCACCAACAAAATCTAAATAACCGACTTCATATGTTAATGTAGTTCCTTCATTTCTAATGCTTACTTTAGGATAATCAGACCAAATAAATTTATTATTTGCAAAATCATATTGTAAAAATTTATCGTCATCGCCTTGTACTGGAGTATCAACATCAATTATTTGTCCTAAAGTTAATGCTTTCCATTTATATGAATTAGTTCCATAATCATAATATAATACTTTTTCATCGTCTGCTTGTATTGATCCTGCTACATCTAACAATTGGGTTAGTGTGTAATCACGAAATTTAAACGAGGTAGTTGCATGATTATAATATGCTATTTGTTGATCATTAGTGGAAGTCAGAGCATCTACATCTTCTAAATTTTTAAGTTCATAGGCTTTCCACTTAAACGATGTTGACGGATGATCATAATATAAAAAATTAGTATCATTGCTTCCTGAAACAGGAGCAACATCATATAAATCAGTAAAATTTTCTTGTGTTACATTTTGTAAAAATGTTTGGTTTATAAATTCTAAACCTGTACCATCATTTTTAACTTTTACAAAATATCCTGCCGAACCTGTATAATTTGCCGGAGTATCAGTTAAATCTATAAACTCATCAGGTACACTTACATCAGCAAATTCAAGTGACGTTTCATTAGTAGCAACTTTAACAAACTTTCCTGCTTGGCTAGTGTAAGTACTAGGGGTATCAGTTAAACCTGTAAAAACGGTTGCACCTGTTGCTGATTTATCATCTAATACCCAAGTACCATTTAAATATGAAATAATTTTACCATTGGATACACCAGTAACATTTACATCTGTTAATCCTGCTAATGTATTAGATCCTGTATCTAATTGTGGAGTAAATTTTGTACCATCATATTTTAAAACTTGATTAAGAACAGGAGTTGTTGTGGTTGTATCTACATCTGTTAAATCATCTAATACAGTAGGTATAGATAATGTCGAATTTACCCATTTATTAGTAGTACCTGCAACCCAACGTAATACCTGATCAACTGTTGGCGAAGTTGTTGATGTATCTACATCTGTTAAATCATCAATACTAGCAGGAACAACGGTAAGTTCTTCTTTCCATTTTTGAGCAATTGAATTCCATCTTAAAAAATATCCATTAGTACTAACATTTAACGCCGAAGTATCAACATCTCGTATATCAGTTAAATCATCATCATCCTTATCAAAATAATTTTGGGTTGCATGATTAGTCCAAGCATGGGCGGCATCCCAATTAGTAATTTTTTGTTGGGTTATTCCAGACGAAACATGAGCACCAAATACAGGATCAGTTTCTGTATAAGTTTTTAGGTATCCTTCAACACTATGATCTCCCCATCCGTGGGCTGTGTCCCAATCGGTAATTTTTGCAGTAGTAATATTACCTGCAGGTGAAGCAAGGAATACAGGATCTTGTTCGTCTAATGGTGTGTATGTAAAAACACCTGTTGTATTATCATACGTTAATGTTGATGTTGCATTTGCTGTTGCATTTGTTACAGATAAATCTGTTAAATCTACAGTACCTGATGATCCCCATTCTAATGTCGAACCTGTCGAAGGGAATCGTAATACTTGTCCTGCCGCACCAATAACACCTGGTATTGTATATTTGCCATCAACAACAATATTGTTATTATTATCTACAATTTCATTTGTTATTGTTAATGTTTTTTGTTGCCATGTAATTGTTGCTCCGGACCCATCACCTGATCCGTTTGTATCTTGATTGAAATCATATAATTGTTCAGCAGTATCATTTGCCGCTACTATCTGTAAAAATGCTCCTGCTGAACCATCGGTTATTCTGGTTCCAGTAGATTCACCATAAGTAATACCATTGGTATATATCTGACCTGAAGCATGTGTACCATCCGATACAGTTGAAAATTCAAATTGACTGTTTACTAATGTTGCATTACTTGTATCAAATTTATATGTGCCTCCTGCAACAAAATTAAAAGATGTAATAGCAGTACCTGCTCCAACTATTCCTGTAGCATCTTCAAAAATATATTTTCCGCTGTCAAATTTTACATAATATGTTTGAGTAGTTATAGGAGGTGCAGTAGTTGTTAAAACAATACCATTACCTTCGGCTAAAGTTATTTCATCTACCGCTGTGGCTGTAAGTTTATCTTGGCCTGCTATATTCCAATGTTTAAACGTACTTTCCATAGCAATTTTCATTGCTTTGTTGCCTAAATCAGTTAATGCAAACCCGCTATCTACATCAAACTGTATCGATGTTATATCTGAATTAGTAACATTTGCACCAGTGCCTGTTTCTTTTACTTCTAAATTAAAAGTAGTACCGGTACCTCCTGTGAAGTTTTGTAAACCTTCGGCACCAATATATCTATATCCTTTGAGCAAATATACAGAATGTGTGTAAACTCCACTTGATTGTGTTAATAATGGATCTCTAAGATTTCCATTAGGATTACCTACCATTACAAATACACCAGATTCATAATCCCAGTAATATTCTTCATCTGTAGATTGTGGATATATTTCTTCGTAATCTTGTCTTGCTGTTAAGTCGTAATTACCATTACCTCCGCCAGCAAGTGCTATTGCAAATTTAGGCAAATATGTTGCACCATATGTTGCTCTAAGCCAATTAGTGAGTCTAGTAGTACCGTCACCTACTGTAGAACATGCAAGCCATGATCGTTGATCTGCTACAGTAGGATCTCGTGTTAATTCTATAACACCTGCAGATTCGCCAACTGCGGTACCTGCTACAGCACCATTTTTATATTGATAAGAATTAACAGTAGCAGTATTAACATCACTGGCGACAGCAGGTATTAAATGACTGTCTAACCATAAATTGTGGGTTGGATTTGGAATAGGACTAACTATGGCTTCGTTATTTGGTCCTTTCTCGTGGTCAAATGCCGTTCGAGCTTTACCATAATTGACTTTTTTATCAATCCTATTCGTGATTACATCATTTAAATTATATGTCGGCATATTAACTCCAATCCTCTACTGATATTGCGGTTACTGAATCTCCGTTTTCTATACCAAATCGTACTAGCACATGTTTATGAGTTGCTAAACCAGTATTTGCTGTTCCTAAATCTAAATTAGCATATGCATTTGTTAATACTGTATTAACCGCAAATGCTCCTTGGTCTGCGGCTGTACCTTGTCGTCTTACACCATCTGATCCGTTGCCGCCAGCACCTGTATTTGATCCTGGAAATTCTGCTCCACCATATAATGTACTACAATCTAACCAACCATTTAAACCACTTGTGTTATCGGTATCGTATCCTGGAAATGCTATATAAAGAGATGATACTTTTCCCGATATCTTAATAGCAAATTTTGCCATACTATTTCGTTGGAAACACATTGTAAAATATTGTGTAACACTAGACAGTCTACCACCACCACCGAGATCTGCATTTGCAGGTAAGTAACCTGACGAAAAATCTTCTAGTGTGTGTTTAATTTCATTTAAATAACATCCTGCTTCATTTGTACCAGGTAATGTATCATTTTGACTATCCCATGCATATGTTGTATAATAATTGTTACTTGTATCTGTATAAGCAGGATAATCATGATCTGTTCCTGTCCAAGGACCATTAATACGTATTAAATCTGGTGCTCCGCTAACTGCCGCACCTACAGTTATATTATTAGGTAATGCCGCTTCATCTAATGTTGGAGATTCGATCCAATACATTAATTTTGTAGTATCTGTGACATTAGCACCAGAACCATTTACGTTTTCTGCTCTTGATTTTATTTTTCCGTCTTTTCCTAATCCTGAACCATTTATATTAACAGTTAAATCATTTAATGTAACTGGGGTACTAACACCTACATTTTTATTAGGAACATATCCATGAAGATTTGTATGAGTTTTTACACTTGGAGGTAACATATCATCATGGGTATAAGTCTGGGTAGATATTGCAGTTCCAGTATCATTACTAATTGTAAGAGGTGTTGTTGTGTATCTATAAGTTTGCCCTGTAAGATTTGATAATGTTTGACCTGTTATAGATATACTAGCACCGGTATTATAAAACGCAATACCAGACATATATCTATATGTGGCTGTTCCTGCTACTGAAGTTCCCCATCCAGCAATTGTCGGAACATCAGTCATATCATCATATACCCATTTGGCTTGATAGGTTGATGTTCCATCATCGTGCTTTAATTGCATTGTATTGTAACCTATCGGAACTGTAGGGAAATGTACTTTTGCTACAAATTCTTTATAAAAATTATCAGGATAAGTGTTATGGTTTAAAAGATTTGCGTCACGTTCAGCAGTAATTTCTAATTGTCCGCTTGCATCTACATTTCCTGAACTATCATATCTGTTTACTTGAGGCGATCCATTAAACACTACCATACCATCTGGTGATCCATCAGCTGATTCATTGATATGGGCTTTTAATGTTCCAGCATATGTACCATTTGATGGAAATTCGTTACTCCATTGCGTTGTATCAGAAACCATAGAAGATGTTACTTGCCTGTTAACAGCGGTTGAGGCAGGTGGTGCCGAAGACCCGGCGGTATTATCATCTGTATCATCACATATGTGAGGTTGGGTACCTACACTGGACGGAGGATTTATAGTAGAACCTGTTAACCCATCTGGTGCAGTAGGTGCTTTTCTTATTTCAATATAATCTGCTTTGTTTTCAGTATCATCAGTACCACCAGCATAACTATTATCTGTAGATGTAATTAATTTTACAGTTCGTAGTAATGGTGATCCTGTATTAGTATATGTATTAGTTGGATTTTCTGCTGAACTTGTATTAGAATCTCCAAAATCCCACGAATATGCTGGGTTAAGAGAGACGCCATTATCTGTTAATCCTGTAGATGACCCTGTAAATTGTACAATATTAGATGCACCATTAGCATCGGCTCCACCATTAACAGGATCATATTTTATAAAATCAAATCCTATTCGAGGATCTACATAATCAGGACTACCATTTGCTGAAGTATTTTGATTTGTAAATGCTCCGCTAAATCCTGCTCTAGGATCTACATTAACTGTTATAGTTGTTACAGATGTTGTATCTGAATTATTAGAGCCTCTTAAATTTTGTGCTTTTAAGGTTACATCAAATGTTTCTGCAACAAGATCATCTGCTAAAGTAAAATAATGTTCTATATCATTGAGATAATCACCATCAACATTACTACCGCCTGTTACAACTGTATCGCTTGTTGAATCGCCCCAATCCCATGTAAATGTTGTATCTCCCCAAGTGCCTAAATTTGCAGAAGTATTTGTAAATCTTACAGGATGTCCTTCTTGTGTATTAGTTGCACCTTGAGCATTAGTATCTCCAGATTCATCATTGTTACCTGTTATTAAGTTGTTTACATTAAAAGATGCAACAGGTTCTATATATCCGCTAATATGATCTGTTTTTTCTAAACTAGCAGTAGCACCTACACCTCCTTGGGCGGTTGTACTTCTACACCAAACTTTAGGAGACCATTGTGTATCTGCTGTAACCGTATTGCCACCTACATCATAATCATATGTGTGTGTTTTTGTAGATGCCCATTCGATCCAATTTGATTCAACATGAGCATTATCACCATTAGTATTAGCACTTGCAGGAAATTTTGAACCGTCTCCAAATTCAATCATCCAATAATGTGTATACAACGATGCTGATGTATCAAATTCTATTTCTCTACCTGCTTGTGGGCCTCCTAGATCAACTACTGTATCATTATTTGTTGTAGTCCATGCAGGTTCAGGTGCAGGTGTCCATAGTTCAACTGCGGCATCTTTTTTATAAATCGAATAACTACCCTCTGTTAATCCTGTTGTACCTGTTGCAGATTGACATTTTAATGTCATAGTTACATTAATATCACCACCTGCAACAGATGTAAAACTTTGATCATAATATCCGTTGCTTATTGTAGTTGTATCGTTTGCTACATTAACTGTATTAGCCGGTGTTGTAACATCTTCAAACTCCCAATCTGCATGAGTAGCGTCTCCTGGATTCGAAATAGTAAATCTTACAGTTAATGGCACAGCAGGAGATGCTCCGCCTTCTAATGGAGAATTAGTAAATGCCGCACCTTGAACATATGTATTATTTTTTATATTTTTAATAGTTTCGTTTAACCCATCCATTGCATCAGTTATAGTACCAGTAACGTCAAACCCAGATAACAATGTGCCTCCACTATAAGTAGAACTTTTTTGATAATAGGCTCCGTCGTTAAATGTTGTATCAGTTGGTGCTCCTAACGCACCACCTCCGCCTCCAGCTGAAGCAGGAGAATTTATCCAAGCCGCTCCATCCCAAGTTAATACATCGTTGGCTTGAACACTTGTTATAGTTGTATCTGTTAATCCTACTACAGTTCCTGCGGCACCTGCTTGATTTATCCATTTGTTATTTGAAGAATCCCACGTTAATACATCTCCTCCTGAAGGAGTTGTTATTGTAGTATCAGTTAATCCTGATACAGTTAATGCACCTGCATCTGTTAAATCTACTTCAGTTTGTTCATAACTCATCCAGTATGGTTTTCCGTCTGCTTTTGTATAAAAATATCCACCTTCACCATCTGCTGGTTGTGTTGGCGTAGACCCTTGTTCGGTTGATATATGAATTAATCCGCCAACATTTACAGAAGTATTAAATCCCCACATGTCTGTAGTTTTACTCCAGGTAATAGTTTTATCTGATGCGGCTTTAAGTATAATACCGCCTCCATCTGCTGTGTCATTTGTTGGGGTTCCTACTGTTCCTATTTCAATATGTATATCATCTACTTGAAGAGTAGTACTGTTTACAATTGTTTGAGTTCCGTTGACTGTAAGATTACCATTAACAATTAAATCATCAAATGTTACATCATCTGTTGTGTTTAAATCTTGATCAAAAATTGTTGCTGTAAGAGTGCCATTAACAATTAAATCATTAAATGTTACATCATCTGTTGTGTTTAAAGTTTGATCATAACTAGAAACTGTAGCCCATGTTCTATCGCCTTTTAAAAATTTAACTTCGTCTCCTGCTACTGGTGCAGGTACTAAACCTTCTGTTCCGTCTGTAGTAGATGTTGCTCCTCCAAATGGAGCTCCACCAGCATAGTTGTTTGCGTGTATTTCTTTAGGAATACCTGATTGATCTTGTGTCCAATCTATGTGTTGATCTGCGGACCAATTTGTTAATTGATTATGATCCCAGTCAGAATTAACATATGTTGTATTAGGTGGTACTGCCCATACACCTGTTGCACTTAAATATTTTAATTGATCTCCTGCTACTGGTGCAGGAACAAATCCATATGCTCCATTTACTGACGAAGATGCTCCGGAAAAATTACTTGGTTTGTTTGTTAAGTCATCATAACTACCGCTAAACAAATTAGGTTTATTTGTTAAGTCATTATAGTTTCCTGAAAATGCATCTAATATTCCATATCCTGCAATAGTTGTTGGTACTTCAGTTAAATTAGCAAATACACCATTAAATACATTATCCCCCGAGCCTACCGGAGTTGACCATGAACCTAAGTGATTTAAAAATTGACCATCAGATCCACCGGGCGGTAACCATTGTGAAACAATATGCGAATGTGTAGATGTTCCGCCGCCAGTACCGGAGCCTGTTCCCCCTCCACCACCTCCTGTGGTAGTGCCTGTTGTAGTTTCAGAAATAGTAATAGGTAAACCAGTTTGTGGTGCTTCTGTTGTAGTTGTTGTTGAAATTAATGTACTAAGTTGAGCATATTCTGTTTCAGGTGTAGTTTTAACAACATACTGTTCAACAGGTGTACTAGCATCAATAGTAGTATCTGTTTCTTGTTTTACTAAATTAATAATTCTGCGTCTGTCAATTTCAGATATATCTTTTATAAATTTAGTAGTTTCTTTATAATAAGCATATTGGGCTTGCTGTTGAGCAGTTTTATCAACACCACCATCTTTATTTTTAAGAGTAAGATAATTTTTTCTTATATATTGAATACCTTCGTTCCGTAACCATGACCTAGGTTTCATGCTACCATAGTTACATAATCTAAACAATGACGCTTCTGCAATTCTACGAGTAGGAGTTCTGTTATCTATTTGTATTGCAGATGATACTTGGTCAATAGTACCTTTTTGAATAAAATAAATTAAATCAAATTCATATCCTTCAGTCTGGGTATAATCGATTGAACCAGTATCATAAAACATACTAACTAAAGCATCCCATTGATGCTGTAAAACAAATTCAGGACTATTGTTTAACCGTTTGCGAAGATTATTTTGTGCTTTAGTAACATCTGTAATCCATAATCTATATGCATTTGTTTCTGTTATACCATTAGGAAAAGCATCACCAGAATATCTATAACCCATTACATATTTTTCACCATCCCAATGGCGATGGCCGCGATATAATTCTTTACCTAACATAAAGTTAAGTCCGGCGTCACTTATTGCGGCTGTCTTGGTGTTTATAGGAGTAGAAGAATAATGAGGTGATAATGATTGATCATCATAATTTATCTCTATCGGTAATTCTTTATATCTAGTAGCCATTCATTAACCTGCAAACCCCGGTGTTAAACCTTCACCTAGTGGCATTAATTTTTTATCTTCGTGTCCTAACCATGGTTCATGCTCAGGTACTCTTGTACATACACTTTGTAATACACTAACATTTCCGACTAATGGAGCAGGCTCTGGAGGAACTGCATCTGTAGCACTACCACCATTTAAATCTAATCTTGCCGCTTTAACAGTAGTTTGACCAGCAGTTATAAGACTTCCATCTAAGTCTGCTTGTATAACATAATTCATAGCAGTTTTCATTTGAAAGTCACCTGTTGTAGCATTTATATTAATTCCATCTGAACCTTCTGCTCTTATTTTTATACTACCCTTTGATTGTATATTAATGTCTCCGTCAACATGTAAATTAAAATCTTTAAGTGAATGATAAGATATATCGTCTGTACAAAACACATCCATTTTGCCTTCATTAGTAAGTTCTACCCAAGCAGTTCCATCTCTGTTAATAATATATACTATTCCTTTTTCGTCATTAAGTAATAATTGGGCACCACCAGCAGTTCGTAATCGTATACCTTTATCGATACCTGCATCATCTCCATCATCCATTACAAATTGATGTTGTTCTGGTGTTAGAATACCAAATACTCTACTAGGACTTTCTCTTCTAGCACCGCTAGTACATGTTCCTCTAATTGCATCATATTGAGCTAATGAAAGAAGTCCCTGTAATTCAAGAGCTTCTTTCATTGGCTTATGAGCAGGGCGTAATGTAGGTAATTTATCATACTTGTTTTTTTCTGCACCAGGTGCTGGTCCTTCATATGTCATAGCAGACGGAATACCCGGTACTGTAAAATTAACATTTTCTTGGAAGAAACAACCTAACCAAACTCCTTCGTTTAAATCTCCATTAATAAAACCTACTAACCCTTCTGTTTCTATAGTAGGCGGAACCATCCACATACCGTAAGCAGTTTGGGTGTCTTTAAATGCAGTAGACATTGGTTTTTGTAAGTACGGATTAGATGCTCCAGCAAACGGTGACAAATATCTAACACTAATCCATGTATCTTCTCTAGAAGGATGTCCAATTTCAGGTATATAAACTTGTAATCTACCCATAGCGGCCGAATCAAGAGTTCGTTTAATATATGCTCTATACATATAGGGCATAGATCTAATCTTAATATTACTACCACCACTTCCGTTTACTGCTACCTGTGTTTTAAATTCTACTGCCATATTTTACTCCGGTACACATCCTAATTCAAACCATTGGTCTGCATCTTTTTCCCTAGACCAATATTTTTTTGCACCTCTACGTCTTCCACAATCTCTAAATTCAAAATAATTTTTATTCCAACCTGTTCCATAATTTGCATCTGTATATTTTTGAAATAAATCATCTCCGCCATTACCGCCCCAATGAAAACCTTGAGTTTCTGCAAGTTGTCCTATTTCTTTCCAATGTGCTTTATTTGCAGATGTTACAGATCCGTCTGCTTCATGTAAATATTTTGTTTTGTTTACACTATTAACACTAACAACTTCTATTCTAAATGCAGTACCTGTTAAGTGATGACTATCTTTATAATCATGTTTAAGTGTATCTTTTTTACGTAAGTCTTTGTGTTTACTCAATGGTCTAACACCTGTTATTATTTTAATAATATAAATGCTTCCGTGAGCTTTTGCATTTATAACAAAGTTTGCCGCAAGTTTTCGTAACTTAGGATGCAATCTTGCTATCTCAATATTAGTTCCAATATCATCTGTACTAGGAAAAGACCAATTGCCATCTTTATCGGGTCTTTCACCAAACCCTGCGTAACTACCTACTGGAGGTTTTTCGCCAAATTGTGTTTTATATGTTGCCATTTTATTTCCTGTTATGCATCTTCCCTAGATTGTTGATCGGCTAGTTCTTCTTCAAATCGTTCTTTGTTAAACTTTTGTTGATTATATCCGCCTTCTCCTTTTTCCTTATCAGAGTATGCACTTTGAGCTGAGGCTTTATCTCTTGCCGCACGGTTTTCTAAACTAATTTCTTCTTCACTTGTAAATCTCAATAAAGTAGGTCGAGCTTTTTCATAATTAGTTCCAAGATCCCTTACTGCTCCTAATGATTGAGTAAATGCTCCATTTGTAAATCGTGATATAACAGAAGTTACTTTAAATATTCCACTTATTGTTGTATTGTCGACAAATTCCATTTTTCCTGTATCTTCATCTGGTTCTACAGGACTTCTAACATTTAACCAAAATAAATTTGCTCCCTGTTCGTATATTGCAAAATCTGCTATACCTGTAGTAGCATTTCTAAATTGTTTAGTTAAATTTGACATACCTAACCAAAATGGATCACCTTTAATTTCTAAATCTATTTTAGCCAATTCATTACCGCCAGATAATTCCATATACATATTACCTAATTGTATCCGGCCTGTACTTTGATCAGGTGTTATATTTTTTTGTAAGGCATCATCTGTATCTACAGTATCTGACGAAACAGTATACATTGAAATGTCTTCTTGAGTCGAAGGTAATGCATACGACTCTACAAATAAACCACTGCCTTTTCTAACATTTGTGCCAGTTTCACTTGCAAGTGCCGCTTGAGCTTTTTCTAATCCTTCTGCATCTGTAGGATTTGCACCATATACCAATCCTTGATCGCTCATAGGTCCATATGTTTTACCATAATATTTTCTAAGAGATGGAGGCAAATCATTTGGTTTTCTCATCTTTTTTGCTTCTTCACCGTTTTGAGAAGCACCTACTTTTAACTTTTTTGAATTTTGTGATCCTTCTCTTTGAGCTTGGTGTCCTGCTCTAATTGGCATTGCTCTAAAATATGTGAGATTAAAATTCATATCAAAATTTAATACTTCTGTGTTTAATCCTGTAAAATTATAATCGTATCGTTTAGTAAGTAATTGTTCTTCTAATAATTTGTTTATTCGTTTTTTCATTACATCAGGATCATTAAATTGTGTAGCTAATTCACCTGAATAAACAGCGGGTTCTTTATATGGTGCAAACGAATACAAATACTTTCTAGAATATCTTTTTCTTTTTATATCGTATTCACCAAATCTCATATCACAAACTAAACGAAAAACTACCGCAATATTTGATGCATCTGTCATAGGACCATCAGGACCTTCTTGTCGTAAATACCCTTTCCCATCGGTAGTTTCTACACTTTGAAATTCTGTTGTTGCTCCCATTACAGTATTCAAAATATCTGGAATGTGAGATCCTTTTGCTATCTGAATCATTAACTTAGAACTATCTGTAAAATGTCGTGTTGATCGGTCATTTGTGGTTGCTTTTAAATTGGCAAATTTATAATCTTTCCATTTGGGATCTAATATAATATAATATTCATCTTTAATAAAATGTGCTTCAGCATCAACTTCATCTTGGGCACATTTATTTAGAAATGCTTGAAATCCTTTAACCCATTCGCCTAATGTAGATGCGGCTAAAGTAGAAACATTTTTTATAGTTGGGCCAGTTCCACCGGCATATGATGAAACACCTGGTGATGTTGCAGATATTCTATATTGTCCACCTTTTTCTGTTATTGATATATTCATACTTTCTAACATAAGAGGATAAACAAAATAATATTCAGACTGTCCTGCCTCTACATTTTCTGCATTACCATTATTAAACATTACTTCTAATAAGTATGTTGCTTCTTTTGGTGTTTTAATTCCTAAATCTTTACATGCTCTATTAATATAATCTAATAATGCGGCGCCATGTGTTTCAACTATTGTTATGTTAAAACCTTTTCCTTGTGCAGATCTAGTTCCTTGATTCCAACTTACTGCCGCCATTATTTCTAAATCTACTATATTAAATACTGCCGTTGTTGCAGTTTCGGCGATTACTATTTTTTTCTTATTGTTTAAAGATAAATTATGAACAATAGTTGGATGGCATATACTTAATCGAAGATAATATGTTGCGGAAGGCATAGAACTTAAAGCATTACCTAAAAAACCCCTATGGGAATATTTTAAAGAATCTTTAGGAGCATAAGAAGACTTTGTTTTTGTTGCGGAGGCCGCTTGTCTTCGACCAAATTGCTCGTACCCTTTTTCTTGTTGGGTGTTTGGCTCTAAAAACCCAAATTCTTCAGACATATTTTCTTCCTCTACTGCAAATATGAACTTATATCAGACTGATTAGGTGTTAATATTTCTACACCTTCATTAAAATCCCATACAGGATCATTTAACTTATCAGGATTTAACATTTTAAAAACCCACCATAACTGAGGTGTCCCATATAATTCGTTGCTTAAAAGATCAGGACGATTTCTATGGTGTCTTGAAATTATCATAGTTATTTCATTACCTGTAACCTCGACTTCTGGTGCTTTCCATATTCCTAATCTACCTGCATCCATCGGAGTTAATGCGTATATACTATTAGTTTTATATGTTGCCATTAAATAAATCCGTCCTTAACTAATTTTCCTGATTTAAAATCGTTCATAGTAAATTTTGTTCTAAGTTTACTAGGAGTTTGTTGTATTACCATATCAATTACCAAATTTAACATGCTAGGTACTTTTGAATTAAATCCATCTGAAAATCCTGCTTCTGCTGAATCTGTTTCTACATCTATATAATCGACATCTTGTCCTAAATCATATGCAAATGAACGAATTAAAACTGGAACATTACTAAACATTAAATCACCATATGCACTAAATTTTAATACAGGTGGAGGAGTTCCTCTTTTTTTATCATTCATCCCAAAATGCATTTTTGTTACAATACGTAAAAAATGCAAAACTGCAATCATGTAATGCCCTTCTGCCGCAGATTGAGCAGTTAGCGGACCAGACACTTGTAAATTAGGCGGTCTACTTTTAGTAAAATAACTAACAGGATAATTTGTATGTGCCGTTTCATATTCACCATATTCTGCTTGATGAGATATATTAATAGTTGGTGTGTAAGGCCAAATTATCCCATTAAATTTTTTAAGGGGTAATAAAATAGGATTTGGTGCACCAGACTCTGTTTCTAATATATCACTATTTCTTGGTAACGATACTCTTGCTCGTATATCTTTCATCGCCTAATTCCTCGCATTACTATGCCAAATATTCTATCTCTAGATTTAGAATCGGTTTGTATGTTTCCAAAATAATCATTGAATAATTCTCGCATTTGTAATTGATCATCTTCTTTTATTATATCGGATCTAAATTTTGAAGCGTTCATTCCGCCTTCCATACTAGGTACTGTATATTTGTAAGAACGCTCTTGTCCTGTTTCAGGGTCTACAGAAGGTTCAGGTAATATATTTTCAGTATATTCTTGTACAACATTACCGGATTTTAATCGTTCAGCATCCTTAACACCTAATGCTAATACTACATAATTAGAAGAAGGATCCCTTCCTACTTTAGTTAAATCAGGTCTGTATGGCATAGTTTCTATAATATGATCTTTTGGTACTCCATACATTGTTGCAATTATATCTGCCTTCTCCTGAAATGTAAATGGATCAGTAGAGTAGTCACCTGCCGCATGTGCCTGTTGTTGTTTTTTACCAAACATAGTAGCGATAAATACGTTGTTGGCACCAAACTTTTCACTTAAATGTTTATATACACCATAATGCCCTTTATGCATAGGCTGGAATCTGCCTCCATAAAATACAACCGGTGTTTTAGCAATTGCTTCAAAAAGTTCAAGAATTCTCATATTAATATTTATTCGAAAAATTCTTGACTTTTTTTACCTTATAATGTATAATAATAGCAGTAAATAACCACGGAGAATCATGGCTGTAAAACGAAATTATTTAAACAATAAAGATATTTTAAAACAAATACATTTATCAAAACAGACATATTGTGCATATACACATGATAAATTTAAGGATTACGATTTAATTGTAGCAGAACATGTTAATTGTATTGATATTGAAGATTTAACAGACGAAAATAAAGAAGAGGCAATTACCAATCGTAAAAAACGATTAGAAATTGACAAGGATGTAGAAGTAGAAATTGATCCAAATGATATTGTTTATAGAGTTTATGACTTTGCACACATACCTTTAGAACCAGGCAGAAAAAATAAACCTAAAACAATAGCGGATCATCATGCTAAAGTAAATTTTCCTCCTTTTAAACACTATGTTTGGAATCAAAATAAAAACAGATATAAAGAAGTAGCAAGATCACATTGGAAGGGCACTATTTCTACAGGTAAGTTTTGTGTTGAACATGGATACATGACAGATGAACTTGCTAATATGTGTATGAAACTTACAGAACGATATGCTACACGATCTAATTGGCGAGGGTACACTTATGTAGATGAAATGCGGTCGCAAGCATTATTGCAACTATCACAAATTTCATTACAATTTGATGAGAGCAAATCACAAAACCCATTTGCATATTATACTGCCGCAATTACAAATTCTTTTACACGAGTATTAAATGTCGAAAAACGTAGTCAAAATATACGTGACGATCTACTAGAAAAAGCAGGACATAATCCTAGTTATACTAGACAAGTAGCACATCAAATTGCTATTGCTGAAAAAGCAGAAACAGAAAGAAGAGAACGAGGCGAAGTATAATGCTTCATAGTAGAATCGATTTTAATGAAGACATTGCAACAAATGTTAGGTTATTTAATCCGTTTGGACCTAACATGTTTTATATGTCATTAAAAGATCGACATACAGCAGAACTGTTAGAAATAATTAATAAACTTAGTAGCCAACAAGATATAAAAGATAAATTAAATGCAATTGGTCAAATTGTTCACGGTACTAAAGGAAAAGAAAATCAAAAAAATAGTATAGTTGATGGAGAAATGTATCCTATACGTACAGAATTTTTAGAAGAAAATGATAAACAAATTCTTATAGATGTAATTACAAATTTAACATTAACATATGCTCAAATTGTTACTTCTCATGCTAAAGATGATCTTGCATTAAGAGATGATTCTGATGCCATTGAAAAACTAAAAAAAGAAGAAAATGAATATGTGGCCGAAATACAAGGTCTTTGGTATGTTAAAATGAAGGCTGGAGATTTTCATATACTACATGAACATTCTACATCTGGAGCAACTATGAGTGGAGCAATATATTTAGATGTACCTGAGTTACCTTGGCCACAAGGTAATATAAATTGGATTCCTCCTGGCGGAGAAAACACTATGTATAATAGTACATGGCAACTTAGTCCTAAATCAGGCGATGTTATTATGTGGCCTGCATGGTTATTACATACAGTATATCCATTTAAAAGTGATAAAGAACGAATTATGATTTCTTTTAATTCTATTTTATTAACCCAAAAAGGGGAGAAGTATAATGCTTTATAGTAATATTAATATTAATTCCGATATTGGAACTGATGCAAGTTTTTTTAATCCATTTGGTCCTAATATTTTATATTATAAATTACAACCCGATGTTTTAAAAAAAACATTAGATTGTGTAAATGCATACCGAAGTGATCGAGAATATATCGAAGAATTAAAAACCAAAGGACAAATAATCCAAGGAACTAGATCACAAGAAAGTCAATCAAATTCTATTGTTAGTGGTGAAATGCTACTAATAGAACAAGAGTTTCAAGAAAAACATTTTGATAATATTATTCAAGATATTATTAATATAACTAGTTATAATTATGGATTACAATCTGCTAAATTTAGTGTATTCGATATGGGTATGCGAGATATACAAGACGAATATATAAAAGAAATTGACGAAGATATATCGTCATTGAAAGTTTCTATTAAAGATTGTTGGTTTGTTGTTTTAAAAGAAGGAGATTTCCATATTTTACATGAACATCATTATGGAGGAGCAATTCTTAGTGGAGCAATTTATTTAGATGTACCTGAAAAGCCGTGGCCTCAAGGTAATATTAATTGGATAGTTAATGGAGTTTCAACTCATATGTTTAACTCTAGTTGGGGATTACAACCAACCACAGGAGATGTTTTTATGTGGCCGTCTTGGATTAAACATTCAGTGTATCCTTTTAAAGGAGAAGGAGAACGAATTATGATATCGTTTAATGCAACCCTTTTACGTGCAAGAGATAAAAAAAATGACAAATAATTTATTTAAAAAAGTAGCATGTTTTACAGATATACATTTTGGTTTAAGAAATAATAGTAGATTACACAATACAGATTGTGAAGAATTTATTAAATGGTTTATTGAAGAAGCTAAAAAAGAAAAATGTGAAACTTGTATATTTTTAGGTGATTGGCATCATCATAGGGCATCTATTAATGTTAGCACATTAAATTATACAATGTCTAATTTAGAATTTTTATCTAAAGCATTTACAAATGTATTTGTTATAATGGGCAATCATGATTTATTTTACAGAGATAAACGAGAAATTAATAGTGTAGCATTTGGTGGATTATATGATAATGTACATATTGTAAATAGTATTTTTACAGAAGGTGATGTTAGCATTGTTCCATGGTTGGTACAAGACGAATGGAAGGAAATGCCTAATATAAAATCTAGGTATATATTTGGTCATTTCGAATTAGGCGGATTTCAAATGAATCAACTTGTAGCAATGCCAGAAAATGGAGGATTGGGACAACAACATTTTAAAAATCAAGAATATGTTTTTAGCGGTCACTTTCATAATAGACAACAACAAAAAAATGTAGTGTATATAGGTAATACTTTTCCACATAATTATTCTGATACTTGGCAAGATAATAGAGGAATGATGATATTAGAATGGGGTAAAGAACCACAATATACTGCATGGCCAAATGCACCATCATTTAAAACAATTAATCTTAGTAAATTAATTGATGCACCAGAAAAATATTTAAAACCAAAAACATATATAAGAGTAACATTAGACATAGATATTTCATATGAAGAAGCAACTCATATTAAACAAGCATTTACAGACGAATATAAATTACGAGAAATAGTATTATTACCAGAACGAGAGGACGAACACGAGGTAGATTGGTCCGAAGGAGAGGTTCCAAAATTTGAATCTGTAGATCAAATAGTATTAAGCGAACTTTCTACTATTAAATCGACCCATATTGATAACAATAAATTGGTTGACATCTATAACAATCTGACTGTATAATAATAGATTATGCTTACTATCAAAGAAATTACCATCAAGAATTTTATGAGTGTTGGTAATGTAACACAAGGAGTTCTTTTAAACGATACTGGTTTAACTTTAGTTCTTGGAAACAATTTAGATTTAGGCGGAGACGGGTCACGCAATGGTACAGGAAAAACAACTCTTGTAAATGCGTTATCTTATGGTCTATTTGGTCTTCCATTAACTAATATCAGACGTGATAATTTAATCAATAAAACCAATGGCAAACATATGCTTGTCACGATTGAATTTTCATGCAATCGTGTAACGTATAGAATTGAACGAGGACGTAAACCAGGTATATTAAAATTTTATGTTAACGACTCTGAACAAATAGATGAAACAGACGAAGGACAAGGTGAAAGTAAATTAACACAAAAGCAAATAGATAAAGTTCTAGGTATGACACATAATATGTTTAAACATGTTATGGCACTTAATACATACACAGAACCTTTTCTTGCTATGAAACAAAATGATCAACGAAACTTAATAGAAGAATTGTTAGGTATTACTTTACTTTCAGAAAAAGCGGCATTATTAAAAGAATTAGTTAAAGAAACAAAAGATAACCATAAAGAAGAAGAATACAGAATAGGTGGAATTCAACAAGCAAATGAACAAATAGAAAGTTCTATTAACGATTTACAACGTCGAAGTGATTTGTGGGACAGGAAGCATAAAGAAAATATAGAAGAATTAAAAAATAAATTACTAGAATTATCTGAAGTAGATATAGATATAGAATTGCAAGCTCATAAGGACTTAGAAGCATATAGTGAGCTTCAAAGAAAAACGTCGCAATTAGACGGGAATATTGCACAAATTGACACCAAAATCTCCAAGTTAAATCAAGACCTATCAAGTATAAAAGATGATGCATGTTACGTATGTGGAAAACCATTAGATGATGAGTTGCATAAAAAACTATTAAAAACAAAAGAAGATAAATTAAAAAATTATACAGAAGAAGTGTCTGAGTATAAACGAGAAAGAGAAGACCTAGGATCGTTAGGCAAGCAACCAATTACCCATTATGATAAAATAAGCGATGCATATAATCACAAAACAACATTAGATACGTTATCAAATCAATTAGAAAGTAAATTAACAGAAACAAATCAGTACATAGAACAAATAGAAACACTTCAAGATAAAGGATTACAAGAAATAAATTGGAACAAAATTAACGAATTAAATAATTTAAAAGAACACCAAGAATTTTTATTAAAGCTTCTTACAAATAAGGATTCTTTTATAAGAAAGAAGATTATAGACCAAAACTTAGCATATTTAAATACAAGGCTTAAATATTACTTACAAAAACTAGGTCTACCACATTATGTAAATTTTCAAAGTGATTTAACTGTAGAAATTACAGAGCATGGAAGAGATTTAGATTTTGATAACTTATCACGAGGAGAGCGTAATAGGCTTATACTAGGTTTAAGTTTCTCGTTTAGGGATATATTTGAATCTATGAATACTCCAATTAATTTAATGTTTATAGACGAATTAATTGACTCCGGAATGGACACAACCGGAGTTGAGTCTGCATTGGCTGAGCTTAAAAGAATTACAAGGGAACGAAATAAAAATATATTTTTAATTTCACATAAAGACGAACTTGTAGGACGAGTAAATGATATATTAAATGTAGTTAAAGAAGATGGATTTACATCATTTAGTTGCGATAAGGAAGTACTAGAACATGTCTGAAACACCATGGATTGATAGAAGATCATTATTAGACATAACTCAACAATCTAGAGGAGGAGCTGGATTGGCACCATTAGATATGGGATATGTATACGTCTTTAAAAACGGAGAAACCAGACATTGTTTAGATGACTCGGAGGCATATAACTTTTATGCAGATAACAAAGAACGACTTGACTCAGAACCAACAATTTAAATTTTTTATAGCGGCCCCGTTTGGCAATTATATTAAACATAAAAATGCAATTAATGTTAGAGGTTCTTTTACAATATTACGTAGACCAGGATTAATTAAACAACTATTTAGAACTCTTAGATATGATTTTTCTAAAAAAGGATGGAAGAACGAATTAGGACTCCGTAATCCGGGTATAAAACACGGACTTAATAAATACAGAAACAACGGCAAAGAAGTTATAAGTATTGCCGCAATTATGCCTAGAGATTGGGGTGACTTTGCAAAAGACATACCCGATCATGTAAACTTAGAATTAAATTTAAGTTGTCCAAATATCGATAAAGTAGAAATAGATTATAAAGCTCTTACTAAGTTTTATAATGCATTTTGGGATAATAAACGAGAATGGTGTATAGCCAAAATATCGCCCCTATCTACAGAGGACGAAATCAAGCGATTATTAGACATTGGGTTTGGTCAGATCCACTGCTCCAACACCCTCCCTATTACTGGCGGAGGATTGAGCGGAAAGGAATTGATAAGTTACACGATCAAACTCATAGATTACATAAAGACACACTTTCCCTCAGTGAAGATTATCGCAGGAGGAGGGATTGATCATATAGATATTGTAAATTACTATAAAGGTAAAGGTGCAGATTATTTCAGTTTAGGAACTGTATGTTTTACACCTTGGAAATTATCAAAAATACTTAATGCCAAGTAAAAGTAAAATAAAAGGCAGTTCATTTGAAAGAGAAATAGCAAAAGAACTATCGGATTTATATAATGAGAGCTTTGTAAGAACTCCATCGTCGGGTGCTTATGTTGGCGGCTCTAATGTTGCAAGAAAAGATTTTTTATCCGAGGGTCAGGTACAATCCTTCAGAGGAGACATAATACCACCCGACGACTGGAAATATTTTAATGTTGAATGTAAATCGTATGCTGATTTCCCTTTCCACCAATTACTATACCAAGGCGATATTAGACTATTAGATGAATGGATAGAACAAATACTAGAAGTGGCAGAAGAAAAAGATTTAAACTTATTGATACTAAAATTTAACCGCAAAGGCAAATACATAGGCTTCCAAGAACACTTACTTAATTCCTCATTTTATACATATAGACACGCAAATTATAAAGGCTGGATTTTTACAAGCTACAAAGATTTTATGGAACAAAACAATGGCTCAATTAAATACCTCTCAGTTGAAGGGGTACCACAGCCTCTATTGTCGTAAGACCGGTTGAGAACGAGTACGCTCGTTCGGATCTCCGTGGCAAAAGCAGAAAAAATGAGTAGGCTCTCCTGACAATTGGAACCTACAAGGTATATAAGGTAGATCTAATTGCTTTATATAAACCTGCGTTGGATAAGCAGAACGTAAAAAGGTACAGCCCAACCGCCTTAACCTATTTGGTTGTTCTATTAGAATGTGCTATGTCCGAAGGAAATAGTTATCTTAGCCTTAAACAGGCTAAGTGTGACTTGACTCTCAGGAAATAGTTAAATAGTAATAGTATAAATTCGATCTGAATTACGAAGTAATGAAAGATCGTGATGAGCTTTAGCTCATCATTAAAGGAAGGTAAATGAAACTAACAGAATTTGATTATCCTCAAATATACTGCGACATGGACGGCGTTTTAGTAGATTTAATAGAAGGTGCAACAAAAATATTAGGTTATAATTTTGCTGAACGTTATGGTTACGTTTCAGGAAAGCACGAACTATGGGATAAATTAGCAGAAGAAAAATTATTTTGGGCAGAGTTACCTCCTATGCCTGATATGAAACAACTTTGGGGATTTATATCAACTTTCCAACCTTATATATTAACCGCTGTTCCTGCTGTTCGGTTAATATGGGATCCTCCAGCAGGAATTCAAAAAGCAATGTGGTGTGAAAAAAACTTAGGTATTAGCAAAGATAGAGTGTATGCTGTAAAACGCTCAGATAAAAAACACTTTGCTAAATCGCACGACGGTCGACCTAATATATTAATTGATGACCATCAACAAAATATTAATGAATGGAATAAAGCAGGAGGAAAAGGAATACTCCACACATCTGCAAGTAACAGTATTAAACAATTAGAAGGTATTGGCTTCTAAAGATTTTGTTGCTGTTTCTTTCCTGCCTTTGCATCAAGTTTTTGTTTAACAATTTCAAAAAACATTTCTCTTTCATCATAGGTCAACATCCACATATCATTGTATGATATCATTCCATCTGAAAACACAACCAGTTCCATTAAATTCTTTTGAAAGGCTCTTACATCATCTTTCATTTCTTGTAAGATTTCCTGAATTTCGTCAGGAGTTGATTGTAAGAGCCTTAGGCGAAAAAAAGGGTCGGATCAAACACAATAGGAGTAGAAGATTTAGATGAACACTTTTCGCAATCAAATTCTATGATGTTATTAAAACCTACATCTGTTATTTCTACTATTTTTTCTGATATAGACCCAAAAGAAGTTCGTCCTATATCATGTAACCATTCAGCAATTAATTGTTTGTCCTCAATTGAAGCAGTTGGTGTGTCTACTTTTATTATAGACCGTAATACTAGCTCATACGTTATTTCGGTAATTTTCTTTAATGATTTGCCTAATTCTACTTGTTTTTCGGCATCAGTGGTATCATCATTTGCTAATATATTATTAGTAATCGCAGACCTTTCAAAATTTGCCAATGCTGATTGAATTTGACAACGAAGATCATATGGTTTAACATATACAGTTAAATCGCCTATTACTATTTTATATTGTTTTTCGAGACCTGTTATTTGTGTATCTAATAAAAATTCTATATCTACATTAAATTCGGTAGATGTATTACATTTTGTACACAAACCACTATAAGCTAATTCTTTCCCATATGTTACTAGTCGTATTGCTAACATTAAAACATTAAAATCTGGTCCAGGAATATCATTTGGATTTTCAATATCTGGTACACACGATTTCATTACTTCAATTAATGATTCACCGTTCATTAAAATATCCGGAGATTTGAATAATAATTCATCTCTTGCAGTCATAGGTCTTACTAAAATTTCATTTAAGTTTGATAACTTAGGAGGTATAGTATAAAAGTTACCATTACTAGGTAATATTACATATACTCCGGGAGGTCTATGATATTGCATTAACGGATTAGAAGAATTAGTTTCTAAAACAGTATGTCGCACATTATGTTTTTTTGATTCAACTGTTTTTCCACCCTCACCTGAAACAGGTGTCTCTCGCTCAATTTTTTCTTTTTTAATCTGTTTTTTGGGAGTTGTTGAAAAATTATCTAATGCTTGATTTGCTATTTTTAATACAGGTTCTGCTTCTGGATTGTCTTTATATTTTTCTATAAATTGTTCTACTTGTTCTTTTGATTCATTAATGTCATAAAACTCGTTTAATATAACATTTGCATCTTCGGGCATTTTCCTCCTTAATAAATATATATAACTCTATTTATAGGCAGAAATTCATGGCATCTATACAACTTCCAGGCGTAGGCTCAGTAGAAATACCTGATTTTGCTACAGATTACACATTACAACAAGTATTAAATGTTCTTTCTAGTCAAGAAGCAGAACGTATCCAGGCCTTAGGAGAAATTAACCAAACACTTGTTACAGGATCAAATGTAAGTAGAGCTCAATTAGCTAGAGATACAGAGACAGCATCTAATACTGGAAGAATGTCTCGAATGCAGGCAGTCCAACATAGAACCAATCTTCAGACATTAAATCAAATGAAAGCTCAGCATAAAGAAATGTTATCTGCTCAAAAAAGAGCATCTGGGGCTTTCGCTCAACAAATGCCACAAATTATGAGAATGGCTGGTTCAATGATATCAGGAAAAGGTATTAGTGATGCATTAAGTATGATGCCAGGTGGCCTTGGCCAAGGGATAGCATTAGCAACAAAAGTTGTAGGAGAATTTGCCGATTCTCAACGCAGATTAACAGATGTAGGTATGGGATTAGGAACATCTATTATTAATACAGGAGAAGCAATTAGTAGTTTTAATGTGCCATTAAGTGAATTAGAACGAATTGCAGGATCAAATGCAGTAACTTTAAATTACCTTAATGATACTACTATGGATATGACAAAGGCACATAAGGACTTATTAGATCAAGGAGTCAGACCTGGTGTTTTTGCATTTGGATTAATATCGAAAACAGCAAGAGATAGCATGAAAGAATTTGGTAATTTTGGATTTACAGTAACAGAAGTAAATTCTTTCTTAGCAGAATATTTAGAAACTGATCGAAAACGAGGAGTATTAGCACAGAACTCTGCTGTAAATTTAGCCGCAAATTTTAAAGCACTAGCCCAAGAAACTGCCGCCTATGCTTACGATACAGGTAGAAATCGCAAAGATTTAATGAAAGCCCAAATAGAAAATTTAAATCGTACTGATGCATCAACGTATGCTATGATGCTTAGAATGAAAGGCGAAGAAGGTGCGGCAGAAACATTTGAAAAGAATTTAGCATTAATTACAAATGAAATGAAATCTCGATATGGAGAAAATGCAGATTCGATGATTGATGCATGGATACAAGCTCAAACACAAGGTAGAGGTCTAGAAGCAACAGAAGCAGGTGCAGAATTTATGGCTATGTTAGGACCAGCAGGTGCTGTTTTAGATCAAATGGCAAGATCTGGAGAAGCAATAGACCCTGCAATGTTTGGTAAATTTCATAAAGCATTAGAACAATCAGTAAAATCATATGACACTCAAAATTTTCAATTATTAGCAACTCAACATGAATCTTTACAAACAGCAGGTCGTATGTTATCTGAAGCTAGAACTACTACTGCCGAATCTCGACATCAAGCAAAATTACGATTGAAAGAAGGAGCCCAATTATTAAAAGCAAATGAAGCAGTAGTTACAGTAACAACAGATTTACAACAAGGAATGTTAAGAGTAACTAATGCAATGGTTGGAGAGGGAGGGGCCCTTCAACCTGCACTTAAAAAAGCAATTGAATCAGTTGGACAATTTACAACTGCAATAGGGCAAGCGGCAAAAGGTGAAGGATTAGCCGCTTCGGCTACTATCGGAAAAATGTTATTGGACAATCCTTGGCAATTTTTGGCGATGGGAGCAGGTGCTTCAATGCTACCTAATGTTAATAAAATGTTTCCACAATCAGGAACATCTATGGCAAACCAAAATAAATTTGCTAGTAGTTTGGCTATGTCACAATTAGGTTCCGCAACGGTTGGTCAAGGAAATAAAGTATTAAGAGGAGGACAAACATATGAGCTAAAGAACAATATATTTACAGATCCTAATTCCGGTTTGGACTACAAATATGATCCCAAAACTGGAAAATTTACACCAACTAAAGGAGCCATAAAATCTATTACAGGTGGAACTGCGAGTAAAGCCATAACAGGAATGAAAGGTGGTACATTATCAGGTATATTTTCCATTGGAATAGCAATGATGGAAGGTTATGAAGAATTACAAAGATCAGAATCAGAATTTAATGCACAATGGGGTGGTGCTGACGTAAATAAAGATTCGCAAGAATATAAAGATGCGGTCGCATTAAGAGATAAAAGAAGAAAAGATATTGCAATTAAAACTTTAGGAAAAGGTGGCGGCGGTATGGGCGGTTCTATGTTGATGGGTGGCCTTGTAGGAATGCTAGGTGGCGGACCATTAATGTCGATATTAGGAACTGCACTCGGTGGTTATTATGGTTACAAATGGGGTGGCGAAGCGGCAGAACAAGTAACTGGTAGAGAAGATATTTTTACTACAATGCAAGAAAGTATGGGCGAACATGGTAACGAATATACGCAAGGTCAAAAATTAGCACAAGAACAACAAAAAATTATAAACATGGAAAAAGCCAAAACAGATCCTCAATATTTAGAATTAACAAAAATACAAAAATTATTAGTAGATCATGGAACAAAATTAGATGTAATTGCTGGTGCATCAGCATCTACCGCTATAGAAACAACAAAGATAACCAGAACACAAAGCCCGGCTATAGGCCCTCCTGGGAGAAATTATTAAATGGTTGACAAAACACATATAAGAGCATATAATATAAATATTACTATAGGATAATATATGAGCTGGAAAAAACATTTTACAGTATACCAATTCGGTAATACTAAAAAAGTAGGACAATCACATACAAGTGCAAGTAAATTTGGTTCTTGGTTACCTGAAGTTTATACAGGACAACCTAATAGAATTGAACGTTATGTTCAATACGACCAAATGGATATAGATTCTGAAGTTAATGCGGCTTTAGATACTATTGCTGAATTTTCGACACAATTTGTAGATAAAACAAATATACCATTTGAAGTCGAATGGAAAGAAGATTCAACAGAAACTGAAGTAGCATTATTAGAAAAAGCATTAGAACAATGGAATAATCTAAACGATTGGGATAAACGTATTTGGAGAATATTTAGAAATACATGTAAATATGGAGACCAATTTTTTATTAGAGACCCGGAAACATATGAATGGAATTGGGTTAATCCAATGGATGTTACAAAAGTAGTTATTAATGAGGCAAAAGGTAAAGAACCAGAACAATATATTGTTCGCAATTTAGCATTAAATTTACAAGAAAAAACAGCATCAAATATTATTCCGCATAGTGATCAATTTGCATCAGTTACCGCTATGCAACGAGGTGGTATTATTGACCGAGGAGCATATGGTACAGGTAGTGGTCATAGTCAAAGCGGATATGGTGGCGGAGAACAAGAAGAATACGGAGTTGACGCAAATCATATGGTGCATTTAGGAATGACAGAAGGCATGGATATTAATTGGCCTTTTGGTCAAAGCATTCTTGATCCGGTGTTTAAAACGTACAAGCAAAAAGAATTACTAGAAGATTCTATTATAATTTATAGAGTACAGCGAGCTCCAGAACGTAGAGTATTTTACATAGATGTGGGAAACATGCCATCACACAAAGCAATGGGATTTGTAGAGCGTGTGAAAAATGAAATTCACCAACGTAGAATACCAAATAAAACTGGAGGAGGCACAACAATCATGGATGCTAGTTACAATCCTCTTTCAATAATGGAAGATTACTTTTTTGCACAAACAGCAGAGGGAAGAGGATCTAAAGTTGAAGTATTACCTGGAGGTGAGAATTTAGGGCAGATAGATGATTTAAGGTATTTTACAAATAAAATTTTAAGAGCGTTAAGAGTACCTAGTTCTTACCTCCCAACAGGTCCAGATGATGGAACTTCAAGTTATGTTGACGGACGAGTAGGTACTGCATTTATTCAAGAATATAGATTTACAAAATATTGTCAACGTATACAAGCATTATTAGGACCTACATTTGACAAAGAATTTAAACTCTTTTTAAAATGGAAAGGTATTAATATTGATTCAGGTACGTTTGAACTTAGATTTACGGATCCGCAGAGCTTTAGTCAATATAGAGAAGTAGAAGTTGATCAAGCTAGATCAGCAGTATTCAGTGGACTTGCAGAAGCACCATATATGTCTAAGCGTTTTGCATTAAAGAAATACCTAGGACTTTCAGAAGATGAAATAGTAGAAAATGAGCAAATGTGGAGACAAGAAAATGGTGAGCAAGATACACAATTAGATCCTGAAAGTGATATGAGCGGATTAGGAGCAGTAGGAGTTCAACCTATGGATCCAAATATGATGCAACCTATGGAAGCCGAACCACTGCCAGGAGCAGAGGATCCAATGGATCCTGCAGGAGCAGAAGGATCGGCATCACCTATTACCGGCGACGAACTACCAGATGCACCAGGAGCAGTATAATGAAAGATTATGTAGAAATGATGAAAGAATTTAGACAATTATCTGAAGCACCAAAATCAGATAATGTAGGTACACAATACGAAGAAATTGACGATCAATCAAAATATGAATATGACGACAGTCGGCGCCCTCGATTAACACTTACACATTTGAACAAATTGAAAAAAATGCGTAAGTTAAAAAAGTTAGATCTTGATAAAAGATACAAATTTTTTAAAGAAATTTACGGAATCCCACCAGCACCTCCTCCAACGATGTAATTTTTTTCCAAAAAAGGCGATTTTTAGACCTTTTTCTAAGCTATTTCTCTCTCGAATTGTAAATATTAATAGTTTCAAAACGCTTTCTTTAGGAGTAATTATATGACCACGAGAGAAAAACTTGAAAAGGTCCTCGAATTTATCATAAACGAGGAAAATGAAAAGGCCAGCGACCTCCTTCATGATGTATTTGTGGAAAAGGCTCGAGGCATTTACGAAGAGATTGCAACCGAAGACGAAGATCTTGAGGAAGCAACAGAAGAAGAAGTCGAGGAAGCAAAATCCGACGACGACAAAGAAGATAAAGAACAAGTAGACGAAGCAGACATTCAAGATCAATTTGCAGACGAAGTCGAAACCGACAGCGAAATGATTGATCAAGAAGAAGTAGCAGAAGAAGATCCAATAGGTGACGAAATGCCTATGGATGATGAAATGGGTGACGCAGAAGGCGAAGATCCTGTTGAAGATGCTTTTATGAATGTTGAAGATGCTTTAGACGAACTTAAAGCCGAATTTGCTCAACTAATGGGTGACGAAGAGCCAGTAGATATGGACGACGAAGCACCAGTAGATGATATGAGCGATATGGTTGACGCAGAAGAAGAAGATCCATTAATGATGGGTGGAAACGACGAAGAACCAGTAGAAGAAGAACTTGATTACGAACAAGTTGGTGAAGGTGCAGTAAATGTTCCAGATCCAAATATGAGCGAAACAGGTTTTGCAGCCGCTGGTGGATCTACCGGAGCAGTAGGTAACAAATCCCCTGTAGCAAGTAAAAATGATATGGGCGGAACCGCTGTTAAAGTTAATGATGGTTCTGAAGGCGATCATGGTGACAATGCTGTTAAAGAAGATAACGCAGGAAACGTAAATGTACCAGGCGGAAAAGCAGGAAAAGCACAATCAAATGTAGCCGATCCAAAAAACAGTGAAGAAGCAAGTAATAAAAAATCACCAATAGATGGTTCGTAAGGAAAAAATAAATGGGCGTAACATTAGTAGAGAAATTAAGTTTTGATCAAGCTAATATACAAGTAGAATCCGTTGATGACAATGGAACAAAGAATCTCTTTATGAGAGGTGTCTTTATTCAAGGTGATGTTAAGAATCAAAATCAACGGGTTTACCCAATTAATGAAATTAATAAAGCGGTAAAATCGCTAAAAGAAAAAATAACCTCAGGGTTTTCGGTATTAGGAGAAGCCGACCATCCAGAAGATCTAACAGTTAATTTAGATCGTGTTTCTCATGTAATAACAGAAATGGATATGCATGGAGCAGATGGAGTAGGAAAACTTAAAATTTTACCAACGCCTATGGGGAATCTAGTTAAAACACTATTAGAGAGTGGTGTTAAACTAGGTGTTAGTTCAAGGGGATCAGGAAATGTCAGTGAAGGTGGAAAGGTCTCCGATTTTGAAATTGTGACAGTTGATATTGTCGCACAACCGAGTGCCCCTAACGCTTACCCGGATCCAATTTACGAGAAGCTGGAAAATTACAAAAAAGGCGGATCATTGTTGGAATTAGCTGAAGCAGTTAGGTATGATAAAAAGGCACAAAAGCACCTTACTAAAGGGATCACTACATTTATTAGTGATCTTAAATTTTAGGAGAATTTAATATGGCAGACGCTTTTGAAGAACTATTAGGTGGAGACGTCCTGTCGGAAGATGTTAAAACTTCATTAACAGAGGCTTGGGAAGCAAAACTTTCCGAGGCTCGTGAGCAGATTACTAATGAAATCCGCGAAGAATTTGCAACTCGTTATACAAACGACAAGACGCAAATTGTTGAAGCAATGGATAATATGTTGACTGATGCTATTAAGCAAGAAGTCGAAGAATTTGCTCATGATAAAGGTGCATTAGTTGAGGCACGAGTTCAGTACAAACAAAAAATGCAAGAACACGCAGAAGTATTGGACAAGTTCTTAATGGATGCTCTTAAGAAGGAAATAACTGAACTTCGAGAGGATAGAAACACCCAAGGCGAAAACTTTAAAAAATTAGAAGGTTTTGTCTTGAAACAGTTAACAAAAGAGTTGAATGAATTCCATAGCGATAAACAGGCTGTAGTAGAACAGAAGGTTAAACTCGTTACGGAAGGAAAACAACTTTTACGTAACACAAAAGCTAATTTTGTCAAGAAGGCCGCAGAAAAAGTAGAAAACATTGTTGAAAGTACACTTCGAGGAGAGATTGGTGCTTTGAAAGAAGATATCAAATCAGCCCGAGAAAATTCTTTCGGAAGAAAGATGTTTGAAGCATTTGCGGCAGAATTTATGACAAGTCACTTAGCTGAAGGGACAGAAGTTAAAAAACTGTCTCACAAACTTAAAGAGCTAGAGGGACAACTTGAAGAGGCTAACGTACAAATTTCGTCAAAACAAGTAGAAATTTCCGAAGCTCAAAAACAGGCTCGTATTGCAGAAGGTAAGCAAGAACGAGATAAAACTTTATCAGAATTGTTGACACCTCTTTCTAGAGATAAGAAAGAGATTATGGAAGATCTGTTATCTACAGTACAAACAGAAAATCTTAAAAAACAGTATGAGAAATACTTACCAACAGTTCTTAATGAAAATGTTAAAAAAGAAGCAAAAAGTACCGCTTCTAAAAAGACATTAAAAGAAAATGTACAGCCAAAAGCTAGAACACAGAAAACTGTGATAACAGGTAATAAACCAGTTCATGTATCGCCGGAAACGACTGATGCACAGGCTGAGATTATTAACCTTAGAAAACTAGCAGGAATATAATTTTTAAGGAGAATTAATTATGGCAGACGCACTATTTGAGTCCAACTGGCAACCAACTAAGGACGCTCTGTGCGAAGGACTAGAAGGCAACAAAAGAACAGTAATGGAAACCACATTAGAAAATACACGTCAAGCACTGATGGAGACAGCAGGAGCAGGCGCAACTAATGCAGGTAACGTTGCAACGTTAAACAAAGTTATCCTTCCTGTTATCAGAAGGGTAATGCCTACTGTTATCGCAAACGAGCTAATTGGTGTACAGCCAATGACTGGTCCAGTAGGACAAATTCATACTCTGCGTGTAAGATATGCAGATACAGATAATGGAGCAACCGCGGGTGAAGAAGCATTGAGCCCATTTAAGATTGCTAATTCATATTCTGGAGCACCAGGAACAAGTGCCGCTCCGAGCGCCACAGGCGTTATGGAGGGGATTCCCGGTAATAAAATGTCAATCCAAATCTTGAAGCAAACAGTTGAAGCGAAGACTCGCAGACTGTCCGCTCGTTGGACTTTTGAAGCATCTCAGGATGCCCAAAGCCAGCATGGTATTGATGTTGAGGCTGAAGTTATGGCCGCTCTTGCACAAGAGATTACTACAGAAATCGATCAAGAAATTATCGGTTCTTTAACAACTTTATCAGGAACAGCAGTTGACACATATGACCAATCCGCTGTTTCGGGTACAGCAACTTTTGTTGGTGACGAACACGCCGCATTAGCAGTTCTGGTAAATAGAGCCGCTAATATTATCGCCGCACGTACACGTCGTGGCGCAGGTAACTGGGTAGTTGTTAGTCCATTAGCACTGACAATCCTTCAAAGTGCAACAACTTCTGCGTTCGCAAGAACAACTGAAGGTACTTTTGAAGCACCAACTAACACAAAATTTGTTGGAACTTTAAATAGTTCAGTTCGTGTTTATGTAAATCAGTATGCCGCTGATAGCGCCGCAGTACTGGTTGGTTATAAGGGCCCAGGTGAAATGGATGCCGCAAGTTTTTATTGCCCATACATTCCGCTGATGAGCTCCGGGGTTGTACTTGATCCTAGTTCATTCGAACCAGTCGTTTCCTTTATGACACGATATGGTTATGTTGAGCTTTCGAACCAAGCTTCATCCTTGGGTAACGCCGCTGACTACTTGGCAAATATTGCCGTTACTAACGCAAACGTTAAGTTTCAGTAAACCGTTACTTTATTGGTTACAAAAGGGTATATTTTCGGATATACCCTTTTTTTATGATAAATATTATTGCCCGAAAGGGTTTATGGGGTACACCCACCCCGTAGTTGGATAGAACCACAAAGGAGAAACAAATGGGAAGACCTATTAATAAAAGACACTTCGGTACCCCTGATTCGGGTCTCGATTTTAAATGTAGATATCATCATGGATCATTATCTGATGGTTGGATTGTTAAACAAGTTGGCTCAAAACGTTTTAAGTGTACAAATAAAGCCGGCAACGAAAAAATTTGTACTTTAGTCGACAAAGCACAAGGATCATTAGCAGAAGGCGAAATGACTATTAGTGTTAAAGATAGTGCAGATAGTAATGCTATTAAGCGAGTAACAAAAATTACAGGTAGACGAGTTACATTATCAGGTGGAACTCAAATTCCTTGGGATTTTACTGGCACAGGAGCAACTGTTGAAATGGAAGAAGCCGGAACTGACTCTGACAATACTGGCGGAGATAACTTCGAATAATCTATTCTAAAATGGGGCATCCTTTGCCCCATTTCTCTTTTTAATACCTTAATAAAATAAATTTCAAAGATAAATATTATTAATGGAGTGTAGGATGAATAATGGCTTTAAAAACTACCAGTTTAATTTCAGAAGAATCAGTAACAGCATCAAATCTTAAAACAACAAATGCGGCTACAGCAGGTGATGCGGTAGCAACAGATGGTGCTGGAAATTTAGTTTTTAAAACATTACATGGTGCACAACCAACTGTAACATATAAAAATGCAGATTTTACAATTACCGCTGGCGAAAATGTCCAAGTTGATACAAGAGCTAATCCTGTTAATATAACTTTACCAGCAAATCCAAATGTAGGAGATGCGGTTAGGATATCTGATGGCGGAGGAAACTTTGCAAGTTTAAATGTTACAGTTTTACGCAATGGAAATACTATTATGGATTTAGGAGATGATTTATTAGTAGATTATAATAACGCATCTTTTGGTTTATCTTATAATGGTTCCACTTGGAGAATATTTTAATGGCGATTTATCTTTCAGATTATTTAAGTCCCTCTGCAGGTTCAGTTACAGGTGGAGGTCAAGTTAACACAATATCTGACGAATATGCTTATCATGCATTTAAACGAGATGCAGATGGCTTGCTAACTTATACTAAAGTAAAATTAAATGGAACAGAATCAATAGATCTTACTGATGATACAGGATTTGCATATAATGGTTTAGAAGATATGCTTGACGGTACATTAGACGATGGAACAACCCAAACTAATTCTCTTCCTGTAGGATATGAAGAAACAGGAAGAAATCAATGGGATACTAATATAGGTAATCGAAATCATGACCAATTTAGATTTGATAATTTAAAATTATTTTATTATTTAAATAGTGGTGGTAAGTTAGTAGCAAGGTATAAACAAGATTATGTTTATGTATCAACAGGTGGATCAACAGCAGTTTAAAGTATAATTTTAATGGAAATTTTTGAATAAATATATTAAATCATATAAGGGATCACACTAATGGCTGATTTTATTCTAGGACGATTAAAGTTCAAATGGAAAGGTGACTGGGTTACCTCCACACAATATATTATAGATGATATTATTAAGTATGGAGCCAATACATATGTATGTATTGTTAATCATACTTCTGGTACTTTCTATACAGATTTAGATTCTAATTCGTACTGGTCTTTGCATACTGAAAGTTTTGCTTATAATTCGAGCAGTACTGCATGGGCTTCAGGCACTGAATATAAAAATAATGACGTAGTACGTTGGGGAGCGAATTTATATATTTGTAATGCTCATCATACTTCAGCCGCAGATTGGGCAACTAATTCAGCTAAATTTACTTTATTCGTACCAGGTTTAGAATTTGAAGATTCCTATAGTAATACTACACAATATCAAACAGGTGATGTTGTTACATATGGTGGATATACTTATACTGCAAAACAAGATTCAATAGGTAATTTACCTACTGCTACTACATACTGGGATTTATTTACTACTGGATTTAATGTTAAAGGTGAATATAATGCAGGTACAGCATATAATCCAGGTGATGTAGTAACTAGAAATGGTTATGTATATGTAGCAAAAGTAGACACTACAGGTAATGCTCCTACAATCCAAGATACAGATTCTAATTCACCTACATACAATGAAACAATTACAAATTCAGCTTATTGGGATTTAATTAATACAGGTTTTAAGTTCCAAGGAGATTGGTCCGGAGCATCAACTTATTATTTAGGTGATGTAGTAAAAGAAGGAAATAGTTCATATATTTGTGTAGATGAACACACAGGTGATGGTACCTCATCCTCTGCTACTAAACCTCCATCGGCTTATTGGGATACATTGGCGGCAGGTGATACAACTATTGTTATGAATACACCTGGTGACATAATGATTCGAACCTCTACTAATACAAAATTAAATGTAGGTAAAAAAGGTTGGAAATTACGAGCAGATGAAGGACAAAATTATCCTGTACATTGGGATCCAGATGATGAATCATATACATGGTATGTTGATCCTCATAAAGGATCGGATGAAGAAAATCTTACCTACAGTCCCGGTGTAGTTTCAACAGGAAGTATGAGCACAGGCGAAGAATCAACTTGTACAAGAGACTTAGGATATGTGTTAGATGCTTCAAAATATGATATGGCAATGGGCACAAACTATATGCAACATATAGTAGGTCATAGAATGCAATATGGTGTAAATGTAACAACCGGCGACAGATTAAGAGTATTAGGTGCTATTGATCATGCAAAATTAGCAACCATTGATATTAATAGTGTTAAAAATGAAAATGCAATACTTCAAGAAGTTACCCAAGCATTTGATGAAGTTGTTGATATTATAAACAATGGTCATGCCGCGGCAGATGCCGCATCGTTTCCAGCATTTGGAGCAAGCACAAATAAACAAAATGCAGTATTACAAATGCAAGCAAATAAAAATTTTATTGCCGCAGAAGTAAATGCATGGGTAGAAGATTATATTGGGGCCATGACAACACAAGAACAAGATTTATGTACAAGAGATTTAGGTTATGTTGTTAATGCCGCAAAAAATGATATGGCAATTGGCACAAATTATATGGCAGTTATTACTGGCATTAGATTTAACTATGGGTTATATACTACATCCTCAGATAAAGTAAGAGTTCAAGATGCTATTGATCATTCGCAAGCATCAATTAAAGCATTAACTAATGTATCCGGAGCGGCTGAAACCGCAATAGATGCCGCCTATGCAGAAATTAAAGATATTATAGATAATGGTAATTCTTCTGCTGATGCTTTAACTTTTCCAGATTTTAATACAGGTAGATCAGATTGGACAGATAGAAAAAATGGTGGTTCCCAATTACAGGCAAATAAAGATTTTATTGCCGCAGATGTAAATGCATGGGTTACACAAAATTATCCATCTCATTTTGGTACATATGATGAAGCAAAATGTACAAGAGACTCAGGTTATCTTGTAGATGCTTTAACGTACGATTTAATGTATGGAGGTGATAGTGCAAGTGTAATAATGGCTAAGTCATTTTTTGATGGTGGAGTTTCACAATTAACAACTCCAACTGAAAGAAATGTAACTGTTTTAGCATATCAACATATGGCAACAATTGCAAGTGCTATTGTTCAAGAAACAACAGTAACACCCCAAACAGGAAACAGCGAAACTCAAGATACAACTGGTACAGCCGCTACAGCCGCAGAAGGAACAATAGTTTCTAATTTAATGCAAATTACAGAAGATGCAATTACTGCTAATAGTGCTTCAGGTATACCAGCGGCTACCTATCCAGATGTTGCAACCTCAACTCATATTACACCACATACAGATATTACAACAGATCAAACAACAATTATATCTAATGCGGTGGCTTCAGTTGCGAGTAGTGCTGGTTATGTTCACGATGCATCAAAATGTACACGAGACACAAAATATTTTGTTGATGCTATGTGTTATGATTTAATGTATGGAGGAGATTTTGGTACTCTAGTATCTGCTAAATCTTTTTTTGATGCTGGAGTTTCTCAAATACCAGCAAATCATAGAGAAACAACAGGTTTAGCATATAATTATATGGCAGATGTATTTAAGTATTGTATAGAAAAAACTACAGCATGGAATCCGGAACAATCTGTAATAACTCAAGATACTTCAAACAATGCAGGAACAAGTGCAGAAACTACAATAGTAGATACAAATTTACAAGTTATAGAAGATGCAGTTAAAAATAATACTGCACCAACAGCATCAATAACATATCCTTCTATAGGAAATGCTTCTGCAAATAACACTACAGCATTTAATGATATAACATCAAGTCAAGCAACTATTATATCAAATGCAGTGGCGGCAGTGGCGGCAGGACAAATAACAGGTGAAGGTATATCTGATTATGCAAGTGGTACAGCATATATTGCAGGTCATGTATGTCGATGGGCTCCTCCGACATGGGCAAATGCAGGAACATACACATTAGGTGAATTGGTTGCTCACACAGATGCAACCCATCCAGCCGTAAATAAATCAAGATGGTATAAATGTATAGATGCTACAAATGCAGGTACAACTGCTCCATCGACAGGAGGTACTGTATCGGCTCCGTGGAAATTAATTGCACCATCAGATCCTATTACACAAACAACAGCAGTAGATCCGAATAATGTTAATGTATATTATGGTAAAGATCGATTATATGGAAGAACGGATATTACAACTACTACTAATTTTGGTGGTAACGAAACAATGTATAAAGTATACATGGCCATAAAAGATAGATCAGGTGTTGAACCAATAAATGCAGAAACAGGAAAAATAAATGATGGTTGGCGGGAAGTATTAAATGGTTTAAAAGTTGATGTATATGGTCAGGTAACAGGTGTTATTACATGGGGTAAAAATCCAAGTGCGGCATTTAAAACAATTAGATATGCTTGTTCTAAAGCAAGATCTGGAGACCAAATTCAGGCGGCACCAGGAGTATATAAAGAGTTCTTACCAATAGTAATTCCTGCAGGTGTAGGTCTTCTAGGAAAAGAAATGCGTACAACTTTTGTTGAACCAAATATGGAAGACGACGGCGGGAACGGAGTTGGAGTATCTATGTTAGGAGCAGGGTATCCTAATAATGAAGTTGCTATGTTTTATTGTAATGATGCAGTAACAGTTAGAGGTTTTACATTTAGAGGATTAGGAGGAATGGTAAAAGGGGTAGGTAGTCCTCATGAAGAGCCTATAGTTAAAGGTGTATGTTTTAGATTAGATCCTAATGGTGCAGTTAATCTTAAATCTCCATTTATTCAAAATGCAGTATCAATTTGTGATGGTGGTGGAGGAATATACTGTGATGGTCATGATGCTCCATATGGCAAATATGCAAGTTTTTGTACAAATGATTTTACTCAAATAAACTCAGATGGATTTGGATTATTTGCAACAAACAAAGGAAGAATTGAAGCGGTATCAGTGTTTACATATTATTGTCATGTAGGATTTACAACAACTCATGGCGGTGTTATACGTGCCGCAAACTGTAATAACTCATATGGAGAATATGGTTCAGTTTCTGAAGGTAACTTTGCAAATGAAACAAATTTAACTCAAAAAGTGGCATCTATAGATAATAGAACAGGTGAGGCCTTACCTTATAGAGTAGTTGTTGATGAAGTACAAGGCAAAGTTATACGAATGGAATTTCAATATGCAGGTGAAACATATACAAGTTCTCAAGTTGCATTTGAAGCAGTTGGAGATAATGATGCAGGAACATCAGGAGCAGGTGGAGCGGCTACATTTACATCTACCCATGTTAACAATGGAATAATACGGATAACAGCATCAAATAATATATCAGCTCTTAATAGATATATCGGAAATGCTCAAACTGGAACAAATCCATCCTCAGGAACAGATGCTACTATTCAATTAACAGCAACATCTAATACAGTACCTGCGGCAAATTTTATAGGAATGACAGTTAATTGTTTAAGTGGTGCTGGAGCAGGACAATGGGGAATTATTAAATCTTATGATTTTGCCACAAAAATGGCAACAATAGATGGTGTGTGGACATCAATGACAGGTGATGCAACATCTGCACCAGATTATACTACTGTTTATGAAGTAGAACCTACTGTAGGTTTTACAGGTGGAGCGGCTCCGACTACAGTAGCAAAATTACGATGCCAAGTATCGAATGCGAGTACTGTAGAAGAAATTCTTATTATAGATCCAGGCCAAGGATATGATCCTACTAATATGCCTACTTTAACTATAACAGATCCAGGTGCAAATCAATCTGAAATAACTGGTTACAATGCTACAATGACTTTAGGTGATGGTGTACCAGTATGGACACGAACATCAGGCGGAGGAGGTTATCCAACAGGAATGACCCAAGGACAACTTACACCAGGAACAACAACAGCAACTATAGCAGGTGATGGATTTGCAGAAGTACCACAGGTAGGCGGTTATATGCAAGTAAAAGGGTTATATAGAGAACCTAAAGATGGATCAAATATGGAAATAGGAAGTGATCAAACATTTTATACCGTGGTTAATGTTGTAGGTTATACTAATGCTCAGGAAGGTACTCCAGTAGGTACTGCTAGAATTCAAATATCACCACAAATGACAACTGCAAAAGCACATGTTCATGGTACTAGTGTTCAATTTAGAGAAGAATATTCTAGTTGTAGAATGACAGGTCATGACTTTTTAGATATTGGTACAGGAGATTTTACAACATCTAATTATCCAGGAATACCAACTCAAAATGCAGACCCATCCCACGAAGTTCAAGAACATTGTGGTGGAAGAGTATTTTTTACATCAACAGACCAAGATGGTAACTATAGTGTTGGAGGATTATTTTCAGTACAACAATCAACAGGACGAGCAACTCTTAATGCAGAAGATTTTTCATTAGCAGGATTGAATGAATTAAAACTTGGTGCATTACAATTTTCAGGATATGGTGCAACAATTGATGAGTTTTCCACTGACGGAACGTTAAGTGGTAATTCAGATAGTGCATTAGTAACAGAAAAAGCAATTAAAACGTATATTACAACCCAATTAGGAGGTGGTGATAACCAATTAGAGGTAAATACTGCTACAGTAGGTAATGTTTATATTGCTGGAACCACAGTTTCGACAAAAGCCGCATCAGGTCAAGATTTACAAATAACTTCCGATAGTGGAAAAGTTGTGTTTACTGGTGAACCACAATCATCGGTGGCAGTAACAACTGATACTAGTTTAATTACAAAAACCTACTTTGAGGACAATTTTTTAACTCAAAATTTAGTTTCAGATATTATGGAAACTTTAGATAATAATAGAGTAGCAGGAACAGCATCACCGGATACACCTTAAAAGGATAAATTATGGCAACAGGTACAACAACAAAACAAACATTATTAGATCAAATAGATAGTAAAGTAACGACTGCAAATGCAACAGAAGTATCGCAACTTGCTAAATCTATTAATAATGTACAAGAAGTAGTTCAAGAGGATAGGGTATTTTCTCAGCATCCAAGAGGGTCAAATGAATTGTATTTTGAACGAGATGCAGAATTTGTTATTTGGTGTGGTAGACAACAAAATCATGACTATGCTGGTGGTGGTTCTCTTATATATGATAGTAATTTAGATATTTACGATAGTACTAAATTTGCAGGATATCATTGTTATAATGGAGGTGTTGATGGTACATATGGTCATCATGGTTGGGGTTCAACCGAAGCATGGGATCATGGTGGAAATCATTGTTGGTTAGACACTACCTGCCATTCACATCAATATCATTGTTATATTGCTGGAACAGATGCAATAGGTGAATTAGGCCATTATAGATTAAAAATGGGAGAAGGCGGACATATAGGTTATTATACTTCTCATTTAGGTACCTTTAGAAATCGAGAAATGTCTAAAATAGGATCTTGGGAAGTCCGTGATAATAGATATTATGTTACCTATACTCATAATCAATGTGGTATTCTCAATAGATTTATGACAGAACATGGTAGAGCAACTGCAACATCAACAAAACATATACCTGGTCAAACAGGTAACAATTATGGTTGTACCTCATTTAACAGAAAACGAAAAGAAGCGGTTTTTATTAATCCTGCTCAACCTGTAATGGATTATGCTAGTCATCATTTAACTTCTACAAATAGTCATCACTGGAATGCTATTACTAATGGTGGTGAGATGTACGCTATGGAAGGCAACCAAATGAATAGGCATCGTTGCCGAATATATTATGGTATCCAGCAGATTGATGGTGCAACTAACTTAGAAAAAGTATTAGATGATAAAACTGCAAAAAATTTATACTTTAATTGGATTTATGGTATGAATAATAGTTATATAGGTTCACATTGGCAACAAAAATGTACTTTAGTTGATAATGGATCTATTTTTGCAATGACACAAAATCCATATAACTCGTATACATTGGCAAGATTAGTTAGACAACGAGATGATAGAGCAATTAGGTTTGAAACAAGACAGACACAACGATGTAACAATTGCTACGGTCAACATGACAATCACACCGCAGGTGTGAGAATTGTAATGAGTAGAAATAAACGTAATGTATGCATGTTTGGACCATATTATTATTATGGCGCAGGAATGTGCGGTTGGATTATTGCAAGAGATACATCAAGAGAATATCCGGAATTATGGAGTTACCATACAAGTCACGGAGTACAAATAAGTCCATTTAGAGATGCAGATTTTTATTTACATGTGTCGCATGATTGGAATGATTGGAGCGGTTATAATAAAACTTCAAGAATAGCTTTTCAAAACGGAAAAGGACATTTTGAATCGTATTGGGTTGGTAATCAAATGGATTCAAATGGGCACACTACACAACATCCGGCAGTTTGTCCACTTCATAAAGACGGTTTAACATATTAAGGTGATTTAACAATGGCAAATGAAACTATTAAACAAGCAAAAGATGCAGTTTTAGATAGAATAACAACATTAGCAGAAGATGCTAATACAAATGCTTCAGATACTATATTATTAACAGATGCATTAACAACAGTTAATGATGGAGTAGATGAAACTACAGCAATTAAACCAGCACCAGATTATCATTATCGTAATACTAGACCAGAATATGGTGTATGGTCTTCACACCATAGTCATGGTGGTGGAGGAACAATTGTTGATGAATTAGCATATCCTATTAGACAACGAGGATATTGGCATAGTAGTTATGAAGATACTGCCGATGGTTGTTGGAATGGTATTTATTCCGGCGGAATGAAAGAACAATGGGCTGATAATAACTGTTATTATAGATGTAATGATCATGCACCAACCGGTGCAGATTGTTATTTAAATGGTACAACTTCTTGCGGTGAATTAGGTCATTATAGAATGATTATGGGCTATCGAGCGTTAGAAACCGTTAGAGTTTCAGGTTGGGCAGATAATTATAGAACAGAAAATTTTTATGCAGGTAATGCAGAATTAGATGATAGAGAATGTTATCTAAAATATCAAAATCAAACTGTTCATTTACGTTTGCGACATTTAGCATATGATCAAACTGCATTAAGTTCATATGATACCACTAATAATACTAATAATAATAGAGGTGGAGTTTCATTTAATAAAACAGCCCAAGAATTAGTTGTTCTTAATAGAAAAGGAACAACAAGTACAATGACTATAAAACTTTTTAAAGGCATAACCGGTGGAATAAATCGAAAAACAGATATAAATGCTCTTTTAGCGGCAAGAGTTACTGCTGGAGATTCTGTTGCATTAGATTTTGTGCTTGCCGATGGATATGATGCAGGTAATTTAGAAACATTTGAGAATAATAAAATTGTATTATGTGATGACGGATCTATGTATGTAACTACTCATGAACCTAGTAATTACCTTCATATTGCAAAATTAACAAGAAATATTTCTGATACAACTCTTTCATATGGAGGTCATGCTCAACGACAATTAGGATCTCCTACTTATGGTCAGGCTAATAGTGCAGGACATGGACAATTATCAGTACAAAGTAGAGATAAGAAAAATATATTCTTGTTTGTTCCGTATTATGATTATCAAAGAGGCATTATTAGTTTTATTGTTAGTAAAGATAGGAATGATTATTCTCAAGGTTATAATTGGGAAACCACTTCATATGGAGCCCAGGTAGGACCATATGGTGATAAAGGATTTGCTATTTGCAGAAGTCATAACTGGGATTGGCCTGGCTCTCAATCATTAATATGTATGATACAAAAAGAAACAGATGGAACATGGATCGAAACAGATACAGGCGGACAAATGGATAATAACAGTTGGTGGACAACAATGTATCCATGCTTAGTACCAATGAATATGTGAGGAAAATAAAAAATGCAAATGAACCAAGAACGAGTGGACGAGTTAGTTCCTCGAAAAGAAACTGTAGTTAAACAAAAATTAATTGATAAAATTAATGCACTAGGTGCTGATTCAAGTACTACAGCAAAAGATTTAACTTATTTGTCTAAATCCTTAGAAGTTTTAAATAAAAAAGTTAAAGCAGATACGTACACAGATGGGTCAGGTCCTGATACTTTCGGAAAGCGACCAGTACAACAAGAAGTACCTCATAATGCTATGCCTGGATGGAATACTGGAAGAGGCGAACATAGAAATGCATCTCCTGCTCAATTTGGTATATATACTTCACATTATTCATGGTCATGTGGTGTAACAATTTATGATGAAAAATGTGAACCGATGACTAATTCTCGTTGGTCATGGTGCCATCATTATGGTGGTACTACTGGCGGACAATACGGACCTTGGTCAACAGGACAAAGAAGTGCATGTTGGGATTGGAACAGTAATCCTTGTTATTTTAATACCCATACCCATACATCGGGTAGTCATTGTTATAGTAACGGTGCAGATTCATGCGGACCTCATGGTAATAGCAATTTGATTACATCGCCTGCGGCATCGTTATCCACTGTTTTTTGGAATAATGAAAATAACCAAGCAAGCGGTATTGGTATGCGTCATGAAAAAAGAAACGAACAAGTTGAAACCGGTAATTACGAACCAACAGACAAATATACATATTTAATATACCAAAATCAAACAATTAGATTACGAAATAAAAAAGTTATGCCTGGCGCGGCAAACTTAGATTATTCACAAAAACCTTCAACAAATGGGGATACAGGCTCATATGGTTCATTATCACATAATGCAGAACGAAAAGAATTAGCAGTTTTAAATAGAGATTCTTCTGTACAAGATCAAGAATCAGCTACTGGTTATTATTTTGATACAAAAATTTATAAAAATGTACCTGATATTAATTTAAATACAAATTTAGCAACTGCATTAGATAATGCATCTGCGGCTTCAATGCAAAGCAGAATTGAAGAAGGACAAGACACGTCAGGAAAAGGTGTTTACACTCCGATTTCCAATGATGGAAATAGTTTAGAATACAGTATTCGAGGTAGATCTGTGTACGCAAACAAACTTTATCATCCAACAGACAGAGCTGAAAGTTGGCAAGGTATTAAAATTGTACTAGTAGATACAGGTGATATTTATTGGAGTGTTACAACTAGCGAATGTCATTCTTTACATAGATGCAATAGATATACAGTAGACGGAGTAACTAACGATGACTATTTCACATGGGGTTTTGTACCAACATGGAGTAAAATGGCAGCCATGGCAGGTTACAAAGGCCAGGATGAATTTTTAAATGAAGATGTAATAGGATATGATAATCGCCCAGAAGTTATGGATTATCATTATTGTAATGACATTTATGGCAGAGAAGCAGGAGGAACTCATCCAAATGGAACATCTGCAGGTTGTGGTCATGTTAACATTATGAGTAGAAATCACAGAAATGTTATTTTGCAATCACCATTTTATAATTATGGATGTGGCATGTCGTCATGGATAGTAGATAAACGATTTAGCAGGTATCAAATTGCATGGTATGTAAGAGATACAACATATGGATGTCAATGGGGTCCATTTGGTGAAGAAGGTTTTGTTGCAAGTTTTAGTCGTAATAAACACGGATCAGACTCCGCATATCGTTTATATCTTATGAGACAAGATCAAAATACTGGTACATGGATGCGGAGTGATATGTCAAGAGCAATGGCATCAACTAATCCTAATTACACAACTTACCCAACATTGATACCGATTATATAATACAAGGAAAATAAATGGCAACTTTTAATAGCATAAAACAAAAATTAATAGATAGAGTGTATAATTTAGCACCTTCTGCTAGTGCCGCTGACACTAATTTTTTAGCAAAAGCATTAGATCAAATAGAATCTAATCCTAAAGAAACTTATAAAGGTAGGGTTAATTTAGAAAATGCAGAGTTAAATGAACAAGGGCTAGATAGAGAACGAGCAACCCAATCTACTTCTACTTCTGCAATTTCTCCGTTAGGCGGAGGAATTCATAGAGAACAACAAACACGATCAGATGGTGAAATGGGTGTTTATACAAACTATGAAAATAGTAAAGGCCAACGTGATGAAGCAAGACCGCAGTTTGCTATTTGGAGTGCTCATAGTAATTATTCAGGCGGAAGTATTACATATGATCAATATTTTAGACCTTATGAACGAAGAGGATATAAAACACAAGGCAGTCATTGGTATACAGGGGGTGATGGTGGAGAATCTACAGGAATATATTCAAGCCATCAAAAACATTGGGGTGCTCATAATAATCATTGTTGGTTAAAAACAGGATGTCATGCTACAACAAGTAATACAAGTACAGGTGAACAACATCCAAGTGGAACTGATGCAGTAGGCGAATGTGGTCATTATAGAATTAAAATGGGGCATGGTTCCTCTGAAACATCAAGATTTCATGATTATGGTAATGCATTTAGATACGAAAATGTAGAAGCAGGTAGTTGTGATTTAGAACATAGACAAAATTATATGAAATATCAAGGAAAATGGGTTCATTTAAGAGAGAAATGGATGCCAGGGACACATGTAACATGGGCAAGTCATGATGCATGGGCTATGTACGAATATAAAGGTTCTCCTTCTATGTATGAAATTACATATAATGAAACTGTTAACCCTGCATCTGGATACGGAACATTAAGTTATAATAAAACTAGACAAGAATTTGTAGTTGCTAATCAGTTAGCAGATGGCGCTAACCCTTATATTATGAAAGTTTTTACTAATGTTCCAAAAATAGATAGACTAACTTGTTTAGAAGATGTGTTAAAAGAAGAAAATGCAGTATACGTATATTTTTCTTGGGGATCAGGCTTTAACTCTGCAAATGCAGAATCACAACGATGCGGTAAATTTACTTTAGTAGATGACGGAACTGTATTTGCTACTATGATGAATTTAAGTAATGATTTTAATTTAGGAAAAATAGATAATACATGGCGTGATAAATCAACACAAGCAACAGTTGATCAACAAAGTAATAAAGTATATAGATTAGTTATTACTAATCCTGGAAAAGGATATCAATCTAATCCTACTATTACTATTGCGGCTCCAGCTGATACTGTTAATGGTACTCAAGCAACAGGTACAGTTACAGTAACAAAAGGTAAAGCAACTGCTACAACAATAACCGATGCTGGTACTCATTATGATTTTTCAGTAGAACCACATCCGGTTGTAACAGTAGATAATGGTTCAACAGGTGGAACAGGAATGGAAATTACGGCTTGTTTAGTTACTGTAGGAACATTTACAGGATTAGATTCTCAATCATTAAGCAGTCCAACATATGGTAGAGATTCAGGTCCATATGGTCAGCGAATTGTAATGAGTAGAGACAGACAAAAAGTATATCATTATTGCCAATATTCGGGATTAAGATGTGGAATGAGAAGTTGGATTATTGATAAAAAGAATAGTGCATATTCAACTGGCGAATCTAACAGTAATACAACGCATGGATGGCAGGTTGTTGCATTCGGCGAAGAAGATTTTTATGTTCATCATGGTGATGATTGGGATAATCCTGATTCAGGAAACCAACATCATGGTTATGTTTGGTATCAAGTTTCACCTCATGACGGAACATCGACTTCTTGGAAAAGTAATATGATTGGTAAACATTTGGACTTAATGGCACATACAACAAATTATCCATGTGTAGTACCAATCTTCTGAAAGGTATAAATATATAAAACAACTTGTAAAATGAAGGTTTGCAAGAGATAAATATATTGTAAGTAAAAGGATTACAAATGGCAAAAATAGATTTTGATACAAAAAATATTGGAAAGAAAATTCACGATGATGGTGAATTTGATTTACCTGCTCACTTACACAGCGGTGAAGGACAAGACTTAACTTTGCCATCTAGATACGGCATTAATAAATCAGAAGATCCTGTTATCATATTTGATAGATATCCTGGTTGGACAGATGCCGCGGCTAAAACTGAATTAGACAGAATTTGGGCTGACGATGTTTGGCCGAGTAGAATTTCTCTATTTTTAGCCGCTACTGAACAAATAAAAGCAGAGGCAAATGCTAGATTTAGAGAATCGGGATGGAAATTAGAAAAAGCATTAGATACCGCCGGTGGCGATTGGTCACATGCAGATGTAGTTGCCGCTTTAGCAGATAGAGAATCATGTCGAACTAAATCAGGTGAACACGAGCAAAAAATTAAAGAAGCATTATTAGCAAGAAAACACCCTGATGATTGGCCGTCCCCCGATGATTGGACTTGCCCGTTAGCAGATCAACATAAACCAGTACAAGATGGTTCGGATACAGCAGAAAGTATTGCGGCATCAAAAGCCGACCGAGCTAAAGATGAATGGAGTGTTGAAGATCCAGGATCTGGACTTTAAAACATAGTTGTTATACTTTCAATATATTGGCGAGACTCTTTTACTTGTGAGTCTCGCAATTCATCTACATGATCTAACCACTCATATTGATCTATAATATCATAAGCATATTCACAAAAAACATCATTTAACCATTTTCTATGTGTCAATCTACCTAAAATAGTTCTAAGAGCTTGCAAATATTCTTTAGGAGTCCTATCTTCTAATATTGCTCTCTCATCACCTAAAGCACCAGATCTATATGATTCTTCTTGTCTTGGGGTTATCCAAACTTTAGATAAATCCCAACCATCTATTTCTGTTCCCATTTCGTTTCCTGCAGATAATAAACTAAAAGCAGGTCTTCCAAAAAATAAATGTTGTTGTTTATAGTTCATAACATTAGATCCGATTTTTATATATTTTTCTCGTTTTGATTGCCAGTCTATCCAATATTTAGATCTATTATTTTGATTAAATGCATAGTGAGCACCTATGTAATCTACAGTACATGAAAATGTATCATGTACATATTTGTTATACATATCTATTTTTTCTTGATCCCATAAGAAAAAATAATTTATATCTGTTTCAAGAGCTCCTTGGTCCCATGCACCAATAGATACCATTTGAACATCTTGAGGTAATTTATTTTGTTTTATTAATGATAAAAATGATATTAAATTATTATGCATAAAAAATATAGAAGTACTTTCTAATGGTTCTACAAATCCTGCAGATAAACCACATGTAATCCAGTTAGTACCTGCTTGTTTTTCATAACATTCTGTTTCAAATTTAATTAATTGGCATTCCTCATCTTTAATTCTATCACCTTCATAACTATCTTTAAATTCTTGTAATGCATCTTCATCTGAAATATATTTAGAACTAAACACATAACCTGTTCCTATTCTATCACGTAAGCCAATTTGCCAACGCCAGCCTGCATCCATGGCTTGGCATTCGACACAGGACAAATAAGGTAATTCACTTTCTTTATCTACATAATCTATTCTTGTTGCCCACGCCCTGTCATTTGTAATATCTTCATTAAATTTTTTAGGAGTATAACCACATGCATTTGGAACCAATCGTTTAAAACCACTACAATCAATAAAAAAGTCTCCTTCTATTCGAGTTCCGTCTTCTGCTGTTAAATAATCTATTTTATCTTCATCTATAATATTAACTTCTTTAATCTTTTTATCTAATATTTTTCCACCTAATTTTAATCCATGCTCCATTAATGCTTTACCTAATAATACTGCATCTATATTATAAGCATATTCTCTCCACATTTTAGGTAAAGGTGTGTCCCAATGTTCTTTTTTTAGAAAAGGCGATTTATTTGCTAATGCTAATTTTAATCCGCACCAACTTTCCCAGTATTCTTTCATAGGACGTTGAAAACTTACCATATCATGATATTCCATCGCAAAAAGACCTATGGGAGTAAAATATGAATGATCTTCTCGTAACCAATCTTTACAATGAACCGAAAATTTAATAGATCCTCGTGCATCACCTAAACATGCTTTTTCAGGATCCATTCCACATATTTCTAAAAATGTATTAATGTTTCCTACGGTTGCTTCTCCAACACCTACTATAGGTATTTCCTTAGATGCAATCATTGTTACATCACAAATATGACCTAATTTTTTTTGTAAAAAAGCGAAGGCACTAGCTCCAGCGGTACCCCCGCCTATTATAATAATTTTTTTCTTTTCCATAATTCCTTGAATAAATATTAATAAAGAGATTGTAAAATGGCATATATCGGTTTTGACGTAGAAAATAGATTACACAATACAGCATTTACATTTGATAGTTACACCTCGGATGGTGTCACTTCTATTTATGCTTTAAGTGTACCCAAGCCTTTAACATCTAGGGCGATACTTGTAAGTTTTGATGGTTTAACACAACAACCCGAATTAGACTATACCTTAGATGGTGAGTCAAATTTAAAAATATTAAATGTTCCAGCAAATACTACACAAATACAAATTTTACATTTAACTAGACCTGTACAGTTACATACTATACCGGATAAATCTATTAGTTCCAGCAAATTAGTTGGAGATTTACAAACACCTGGTAATTTAATAGTAGGTGGTAAATTAACAATACTTGGTGGAGAAGAAGAATCTGTTAGTACAGTTTTTCCTGCATTATCTGTTCAAGCATCAACAATTCTTATAAATGCTGATGAAAGTGGTTCAGGTGTAACCGTTGGTTCAGCAGGTATAAAAATTGATAGAGGTCAATTAGCAGATAAATCCTTTGTATGGGACGATACAGTAGATAAATGGTCAACACAAGGCGAAACATTACTTGCCCCTATAGAAGGAACTGTTACTGGTTCAGCAACATTAAATGTTCTTAAAGCAGGCGATGTAATGACCGGTGAATTAACCTTATCAGGTGATCCTACCCAAGAAGACTCTGCCGCAACTAAATCTTATGTTGACAGAAAAGCGTTTGTTAATGCTCTTTTATTCTAAATAAATATAATAAAAGAGATTAGGTATGGCTTTAACATCAACAGTAGTTGCAAATTCTAACACAACAATTATTTCTGGTACTGCCAATAAAGTAAGAGCAGTTACATGTATATTTTTCTGTAATACACATGCTACAGACGCTGATTCAATTACGGTCTATGCTGTTCCTAATACTGGAAGTGCCGGAGACAATAATACTATTATAAAGTCTGCAGAAATAAATGCAACCGATACTTTAACATTTGATACAGAAAAACTATTATTAGATGACGGAGATTCTCTTATAGGAGTATGTACTACTGGAACTATTAGTGCAACCGCATCCTATACAGATGTATAAGGAAAAATGAATGGCAAGTACGTTAAAAGGCGCAGTAAGATCAGCCGCTGATGCTGTTAGATTTGGTGGCCAAGTCCCGTCTTTTTATTTAGACCCTAATAATTTTACAGGAAGCAGTTTGCCAGTATCTGCAGGTGGAACAGGAGGCACTACTCTTCAAACTGCTAGAGATAGTTTAAGTTTATACAGCAAAAACGAAATAGATACTAAAGTTGCATCTGCTGTATTAGGTAGTGCAAATGTTATCACTAATGGTACAAATAATATTACTGTAGATTTAACAGCTCTTAAATTTACATTAGCAGGTACAGAAGTAGGGGTATGGGACAATTCTACTGGTATTTTTGCAATATCAGGTAATGTAACTATTTCGGGTACTTTAGATGGCGTAACAAATGTTGCCGCAAAAGCCGAATCTGCTAGTAGTTGGGGTAATCATGCTAATGTCGGTTATTTAACAGCACCTCCTTCATATGCTATAACTGATTTAACAAATGTTTCTACTACAACCCCAACAGTTAATCAATATCTAGCATGGTCAGGAACTGAATATATTCCAACAACATTTTCTCTTACTGGATATAGTGTTTCTACATTTAATGATGTAGATACTGTAAATTTTACACCTATTGTAGGTAATGTTTTAAAATGGAACGGCGATAATTGGATTCCAGATGATGATAAAAGTAATGCAATACAAGTATTAAATGATTTAAATGATGTAGATACACAATCAAATTCACCTAGTGCAAATAAAGTATTAGCATTTACAGGAGCAGAATGGAGCCCTTTGGATTTAGATACAATAATAACAGATATAAATTTAACAACAGCAACTATCGGTACAGCAAATTTAACTGATCTATCTGTTGATTTTGGAACAATACCTGACTAAAAGGATTAATTAATGGCTATTCAGTTTAAACGAGGAACTACGAGTAATAGAACTAACTATACTCCGGCGGCAGGCGAATTAATAGTTGTTGACGTCGATCAAGTAAATCCTTCTATATATGTTGGGGATGGTAGTACAGCAGGAGGTAAATTAGCCTCTGCTCAAGGTGGCGGCGGAGTTTCTGAAGCATTTAAAACAATATCAATATCAGGTCAAGATAATATAGTTGCTGAAGCCGAAGCAGATACATTAACTTTATCGGCAGGTACTAATATAACCCTTACAACAAATGCAACTACAGACACTATAACAATTACAAATTCTTATTCAGCACCAGCAGAAACAGATCCTATTTTTACTGCTCATGATGCATATAATGTATCGGCAAGTAAAATAACAAGTTGGGATACAGCATTTGGTTGGGGCGACCATGCCCTTGTAGGCTATTTGACAACTCAAAGTAGCATTAATAGTTTATCTGATGTTGATACCACAACTACCGGACCAACTCAAAATCAAGTATTATCATGGAATGGAACTAAATGGATACCTGCAACATCAACAGCAGGAACAACATTATCTGGGTTATCTGATACCAATACTTCAAATGCATCAAATGGAAAAATATTAGAATATGATAATGGCACATGGATAATTGGAGAAAAAACAGCAACAGGAGCAACAACTGTTATAGGTTTAGGTGATACTCCATCTAATTATACTGCAAAAGCAAACTTTTTTGTACGAGTAAATCCTAATGCAACAGGGTTAGATTTTAGAGATATAACTGCAAATGCTCCTTTAAGTTGGGATAAAGTAAATAGTGTTTTGTCTTTTAGTGCAGATACAGATGATATAAGTGAAGGATCAACTAATTTATATTATACAGATGCAAGAGTTAATACTCTTTTAGGCACTAAAACATTTTTAGAAGATACAGATTTTACTTCACAAGGATTAATGAAACGAGGATCCTCTGCAGGAAGTTATAGTATAATCACAGATAGTTCTACTAATTGGGACACAGCATATAGTTGGGGTGATCATAGTTCTGCAGGTTACATAACTGGTATTTCTTCTTTAAGTATTAATGCATTAAATGATGTTTCTATATCATCTTCAACAAATAATCAAATTTTACGATGGAACGGAACAAATTGGATTAATTCAGATGAAAATACTGGTATTACTACATTAACTGGTCTTTCTGATACTCCGTCGGGTTATGGAGTATCCGGACAAGTATTATCATCAACTGGATCAGGTACACAATGGGTTGATCAATCAGGCGGAAGCGGTGGTGGACAGGGTATACAAGATGTATCAGATGATTTAACTCCTCAGTTAGGTGGCAATTTAGATGTTCAAGCAAGAACAATTTTTACATCTACAACTGATGGAAATATTGTCCTTACTCCAGATGGTACAGGTCATTTAGAAGTAGGTTCTGCAAATATAATTACTACAGGTAAAGTATATTTTGGAAATACATTTCCAGATTTAGCAGGATTACCTAGTGCTACAACATATGATGGTATGATTGCTATTGCAGATGATACAGGAAATATATATTATTCATATAATACTACATGGGCCGAAATAGCAAAGCAATCTAATATACCTACTGTATTAACCGATTTAGGAATATCGGATGGTCCGGCAGGATATTCTTTAACTACAGACGGATCAGCTAATTTTTCATTTACCAATATTAGAGAAGGTTCAATTTATTATACAAATGGAAATTTTGGTACTGCTGGAGATAGTCGAAGCGGCAAACATATTTTTAGAGGGTTAACAACTAATGATTTTTTAAATGAAATTTTTATTGGAAATGTTGTAGACTCAAAATTAGATTTTCAAGATAATTCTATTAATACAGTAGAAATTTTAATTACAGGTACTAGATTAATAACTTTAGGAGGAGTATCTTTTAGATTTGAAGCATGTTTTCAAAATACAGCAGGAACATTATCTATGTTAGGATTTACTAAAACAAGATTAGGATTTACTGATAATGATTATGATGTTGTTTTGGATGTAGACGAAGATAGTACCGATACTATGCGACTTAGATGTAAAGGAAAAACCGGTCATACTATTCGTTGGATGGCAGTAGTAAATACGGTTGAGGTGGCCCAATGAAGTATATCATAAATTTATATAATACAGTAGATGCTCAAGCCGTTGCTGATCGATTAGGTATAACAGGAGATATATTATCTAATCTTAAAGTTATACACGTAGAAGATCCTACACAAGAACAAGTAGATACATGGTTAGCAGATTCAGATGTAAAAGCAATTTTAGAAGATCAAGAAACTCTTTGTACTGATTTAAGTTCTGTTGAATTAACTAAAGCAACAAGTGAGCCTTCTGAAGAAGAAACTTTTAGTCAAGGTGTAAGTGGAGATGCTAGCCAAAATTGTTTAGCATTTAATGATGGAATCAATAATTGGTATTATTGGCATTTACCTGCATCATCGCAGAGACCTACTACTTCTCAATATACTAATACATATACCTATACAAACGATGGAGCCAATGTTGACCTTTATATATTAGATACTGGGGTTGCTGGAGCATGTTTACAAACAAATGGTGGAGCGGCCGCAAATGCTTTAGCCGATGTAATAGGAATAATGCATCCAGAATTTGAAGATCCTGCATTTTCTAATGGTTCAACTGCAAATGGTGGTAACGGTGATCAATATCGTGTTATGGATCAAGGTGTACGCACTATAAACATAGGTTCGGGTTCAGGAGTTGGCGGTGGAGGTTGGCTAAACGAAGATACACAAGGACACGGTACATATTGTGCTATGTTTGCGGCAGGTAAATTAGCAGGTATGGCTAAAAAATCATATATATGGTCTGTAAAAGTAATGGATCCTACAGGAAACGGATCTAATTCAGGATATTTAACAGATTTACAACAAGGTATGGATGCAACAATTAATCATGTTAATACAAAAGCAAATGGACGACCTAGTGTAGCAAATATTTCTATCGGAGTACCATTTTATAGAGAAGTTGGTAATATCTATATAAATGAAGTAGCAGGTGATACATTAAATGAATTATTAGATGATCATGAAAAAATTATGCTTAGTAATAATATTTTTATTTGTCGATCTGCAGGTAATGGTATTAAAGATAATTCGACTGATTTAATACGACAAGGACCTGTTCAAGCATCTTTTGTTACAGGACCAAGAACAGGCGCAACAAAAGCAACCGATCCATGGAACATAGAAGGTATAGGTCAAGAAAAATTTGGAGTTGGTGCATTAGAACCTGTAGTTACATTAGGCTCAGGCGATGTTAGACACGGACATACTTCGTATAATTTACAATTAGCAGAATTTTCTAATTATGGTAATGCAGTTGAAATAAGTGCACCAGGTGATGCTTTAATTTGTAAATTTTGGAATGCTGATGATCATTTATTAAACGGAACATATGCAACATATCTATCAGGTACATCTTTTTCTGCACCTATTGTTGCAGGTTATGCATGTATTAGGCAATCAATAGTACCTATGGAAGCATTAGGATTAACAAAGCAATTTATAAAAGATTCATCAAGTCGAACACATAACTGGAATAGTTTAGAAGATTTTACACATCCACATGAACAAAAATGGCCAATAGTAAACGCCATAAAATATATTAATAGTCCGTCATTAGGAAAAAATGATAATATACAAACCTTATATAATAGTGATCTTGTTGCTATTAGAGTAAATCCATACTTATATGGTGTAAAAACAAATACAACTGATACACACGAATTAGAATATAGTCCGTCTACTAATGGTTGTCAAAGTAAACTTGCTAGAGAGGATTATTTTTGTATGGATGAAGCAGTTAAAACAGATGCAGGAAGTGTAGGAATTCCGTATCTTCATGGAGAAGCCCATAGAGTAAAATTTAGATTTTTTGGTTATTTAGATTTAGCACCAGGAGATCCAAATTCAGGATCTACTCTTCAAGCCCCATCTGATGGTTATCCAGTAAGAGATGCAGTTGATAACAATCATGCTAATGATGGACCTATAAATTTGCAAGTATTAACATCTAAAATAAATTATAATGGTACTTTGTGTCGTGTATGGTTGACAGGAATACCAACAACTCCGTCAGATTGGCCAAACGGTCAACCTTTTGATGTACCATCTGGTATAACAACAGGTGTATGGGATGGAAAATTTCTTACACAAGCAAATGCCTCTGGTGTTTATTTTGGAAAAATACAAAATATGCAAATTGCTACAACCAGTACAATTACAGATAATGTATCAGCATTAAATGGTTGGATAGTACTTAAAGCAAGAACCCTTGCAAATGATAATGTATCAGTAGATGGAGATGGACTAAAAGTAGCAAATGTATCTGGCACAAATGCATTAGGAGTAGATACAAATGCAAGTCCTAATGTAACATACGACGCAGGGCAATGGGGTGTAGGAAATGGTGTTTGGGATGATTTACATTGGCGTGATGGTGTATTTTTAAATATGGACAGTAATAGTATAGGTACTGTCGGTCTTAATGCATTATATGATTCGCAAGCAAATCAAACTATAAGAGATTATTTGCCTATACAAGAAACAGGGCAAAACATATTATTTAATTGGTATGTTGAAAAAGAATTACAGATTCCGCAACTATCTAATAATGCTAACACAGGAAATTTTATATCAACTACTCCTCAAACTATTACTGCAAAACAAAACGAAACAATAAGTTTAAATTTAGGTATGTGTTGGATAGATACAAATACATTCCGACATATAGGATATCAACATTTAGAAGTAGGAGCCCAAGCATATACTATTTCATCTGGTGCTTTACCTGCAGGCCTTTCACTTAATACTACTACAGGTCAATTACAAGGTACACTTACAGCAGACATTGATACAATTGACACATTTACTATTACTGCTCATAACGTAAATGCGGTATATACGTTTAATATAACAGAACTTGTTGAGACTGGTTATTATTATGATGGTTCAAATTTAAAATTACCTGGTACCGTTATAGAAGGATGGACAGAAGTTGAAACAGATAATTATCAATTAGAAGTTAATAAAAACTATTTTATAAATTCAGGTGCGTTAAATAATATACCAATGAATTTAACAATGCCTAGTACTGCAAAAATAGGTGATAAAATAGTACTAATTGATGCAACTAGAACAGCTGGCTCACGTAATTGGATAATTGACCCAAATGGTTTACCAATAGAAACTCCCGGCAATGGAACAAGTACTTGGACTATAGGTACAGCGGGTATTCAATATGAACTTGTGTATTATAAAGGTAATGTAGGATGGATAGTTAGAGAGACTACAACATGAAATTTTTAAAGAAAAAAACTGTCGATACGGCAGAAGTTCAACAAGATGTTTTTACTGGAACAGGTAGTGAGACCGAATTTACTCTTACATTTACAGTAATGGATGTGAAACAATTATTTGTATCTATTGATGGTTTAACACAAGAACCTATTGCGGCCTACGGTGTTAATGTTGCTGGAACAAAAGTTGTATTTACAGAAGCACCACTTTTAGATGCAAAAATTTTATGCAAATACATTGAAGCATCTCCAATTAATATTACAACTGTAAATCAAAATTCAATTGGAATAAATGAATTAGCAGTATCAGATGGAACATACGGTCAAGCATTAACTACAGATGGTTCCGGAGCATTAAGTTTTTCTTCTGTTGATCCCGGAGGGTTTGAATATAAGAATGATACAGATTCACCTTTTACTGCATATGCCGGACAAGCAGTCCAAATCGACACAACAAATGCATCAGTTACAATGAAATTACCTGCAAGTCCAAATCAAAATGATGCAGTTCAAATTGTTGATGCAGGAGGAAATTTTGCAGGATATCCATTAATAGTCGAACGAAATGGTAGCACAATAATGGGCGTAGCAGATGATTTAGTAGTTAATTACGACCGAACCCATTTTGGTTTAGTATATAATGGATCTACATGGAGGGTATTTGCGTAATGCCATTAACTAAATTACCAGCAGGATCTATTGTAGATGGATCTATAACAAGTTCAAAAATTGCCGATGCAACTATAACAGCAACTGATATAGCAAATAGTACAATTACTGTAGATAAATTGTCTTCTACTCTAGATATATCTACTCGTACATTAACTTTACCAGTAGATGCTGTTACTCATAGAGAATTAGCAATAACATATACTTCGCCGACACACAATGATAAATTTTTACAAATTAATTCATCTGGTGAATTTGTATGGGCAGATCCTGGATCTTATCCAATTACATATTCCGCAATAACAGGACCTATACCAGCAGGTCATATAGCCGCTGGTACGATTGTTTCATCAATGATAGGTAATCAAGAGGTAGCAGAGGCTAATATAGCAGATGGAACAATAACAGATGGTAAATTGAGTTCAACTTTAGATTTATCAACAAAAACTATAACTTATCCGACAGATACAACTGTAACTAATTTAACTGTTACTGGTAATTTAAAAACAGAAGGTACAACAACAGAAGTTGATACACAAAATTTACTTGTTAAAGATAATATTATTCGTATTAATGATGATGAAACAGGCCCAGGAGTAAGTGCCAATGCCGCAGGAATAGAAATTTTTAGAGGTCCTGGACAAGATCATGCAACTATTATGTGGGACGAAGCATCTAGTGCATTTGAATTTAGATTAGGTGCTGGTACTGTAGATTTAACTTTTGGTTCAGCAGGTACTCCTGCCGATTCTATAGGATATGAACAATTAAAAATAAATGATGCCGCAGATCCTGGCCCAGCAACCAATACTTTTTTACAATCTGCAGGCGATGGCAATTTTGAATTTGCAGTAGTTAATTCGGCTAATTTTCCAGTATCAGGAGCAATAAGTGGAACATTGGCTAGTAATACATTACAAAATTATTCTGTAACTACCCAAAAAATAGCAGATAGAGCTATAACATCTGCTAAATTTGATACAAGTATTTCATTTGTTGGAACGACTGTTATTTTTAATCCTGGAGATATTTTAACCGCAATAAATGGTGCAGGATATTTTAATTTAACAAATTCTAATATTAATTTACCTATTAATGTTGTTGATAGTGGAAATATACAGGATGGGTCTGTAACAGGGTTTAAATTGGCAAATTCTTTAGATTTGTCAACCAAAACTTTAACATATCCTAATGATATAACTTTTCAAAATTTAACTATTTCTGGTAATTTAACAGTCAATGGTACAACCACAACTATAAACACAGCCTTAGAAACTTCCGAAGGTTTAGAAATTACTCCCTCAGGACAAACTGTAGGTTTATTAATTAATAGCACATCTACAGGTCACCACTTACAAATACAAGATGATTCTGTTGATACATTTTTAGTTAAAGATGGAGGAGAAGTAGTACTACAAAGTTTAACTATTGAAAAAAATATTACTGAAAAATTAGGAACATCTACTGTTAATAGTGCTTCTGGATCTGGAGTAGGTGCAAAATGTACTATAGATGGTGCCGGTCTTACTGTTGATTTTGATCCTGGAAATCATGCAAATAACGATCGCGGATCAGGTTATGCCGCAGGTGATAAAATGGAATCATCTTATAAACCAGACAATACAAATGGAGCATGGATAGTAACAGTTTCTGCGGTAGGCGGGAGCGGTGAGATACTAACAGCAACAGTTATACATAATCCTAATTGTACATCTCATAATCATTCTTTTACATTAAACAATGTCTCTATGGAAAATATTTCTACATCATCGATTACTGTTGATTTAGCAACAGGTAATCATTTTGTAGTAGACCTTGAAAGTCTTTCAGGAAATATAGAGACATTTACAGTAAACAATACAAATCAAGAAGCAAACAGAGTAAGTTCTTTCACTATGAAAATTATTCAAGGTAGTACAACACGCCAATTTACATGGGCATCATTAACTGCATTTAAATGGCCAGGATCATTTGGTGACGGATCATTATTAGATTTTGATCCTCCTGCATTAACTGACGGTGCAGATAAAGTAGATATTTTTTCGTTTATTACATATGATAATGGAACTACTTGGTATGGCCAAATAGTTGGTTTAGATTATCGTTAAGCGGCTAGTTTTTCTACATTTGTTGCTATAGTTTTTATTTTGTTAATAGCAGATTTATCATAAAAAACCAATTTTGCACCTGAATGTAACGGTTTTGGCCAAGCACCAATATCTACCCAACAATATCCACTAGACTCTTTGTTCAAAACAGGAACAAATTCGTCATAACAAGCAATAACAAAAGTTTTATAATTAAATCCATTATTGGATTCAAATATATGTAAAGGATATATTTTATGTGAAACAGGGAGTTTACCCATTTCTTCTTCTAATTCTCGTTCTAATGTTTCTAATGGTTGTTCATTTTTTTCTGCCTTACCACCCCAGAATGCCCATGTGCCAGGATGACTGACATTTTTTGATCGCATTTGAAGTAATATTCTACTAGTGGGCAAAGACAAAAAGATAGCACCTACTCCGCTAGTCATAAATATAATCTCCAATACCCGGATGGATAATTTGCTTCGATTGCACTAATCCATTCGATACCATTCCATTTCCATTTTTTACTGTCTTGTGCATTTTGTGTAAATTTTATAGTTCCCCATGTATGACCGGCGGCTTCACATGTAGATTTAACTGTATGTTCGTTTTGAGGACAACCAACATATGCGGTACTCGAATCAAAATCTACAACCCATTCAGAGCCAGTTTGGCTATATTGTATTATATCGTACTTATTGCCGTGTGTTCCGTGGATATCTGAAGAAACAATATGTGCATTATGTCCTACTCCAATAAATGTATGCCCACCAAATGTTAAACCATATATATGTTTTACAGTAGGTGATGTTCGTTGTGTCCACGATAAACCGTTATTTGATGAAGTAGCAATAACTCCATTACTTCCTGCGGTAACAAAAACTCCATTACCAAAAGTAACTTCATAAAACCCGTCTGTTATTCCTGAATTCCTTGAAAACCATGTAATTCCATCGGTAGATGTAAGAATAGCATCATTTACTCCTGTAACAACAAATGTATTATTTCCATATGCTATTCCTCTAAGATGTTCTGATGATCCAGACGTTCTTTCGGTCCAAGTAACTGCATCCGATGAAGTATAAATTTTACCATTCCAAGTTACAAAAACATATAAACTATTTGCATATATAACATCAAATATTGTTACTGTAATTGGTGTTGATTGTTCAGTCCAAGTAATTCCATCTGAAGAAGTAATAAGAGCTCCGCCGGCACCTACTACAACATATTGGTTATTTCCCCATGTAACAGCTCTAAGTTGTTTTGTAAATGCATTTGGCGGCGTTTGAGCAGTCCAGGTAATTGCATCAGGTGAGGTAATAATAGTTGCATCATTTCCTACCGCAATCCATTGGTCATTTCCATAAGTAATACCATACAAGGATTTGGTTGTACCTGAAGTTTGTTCAGTCCAAACTTCTCCGTGTCCAGGCGAACTTTGCATTTTACCATCCATTGCAACTGATACAAATAAACCATTATGATAAGCAACATCATTTATATGTTTGTTTCCGTGTGCAGATGATTCTAGAGCCCATTCTTCACCTACAGTTCCGGTTCCTGATCCCCCTGGCCAAGGAGTACCTACTGGTACTTCGTTTAGCACCAAATATCGTTGGCCATCGGCCGCCGCTGGTAATGTACCGTCGCCAGGATAAGCAACTGTAGGATCTATAATAGCATCTACTGTAGCAGTTTCTGCTGAATTTGTAGGTAGAGTATCTGTATCTATAGTTGCGGTAAGTTGTGAACCTGTTGGATCAGTTAAAGTACCATATACTTGAAAGTTTGATTCGCTTTCTACTAAAGCATCCATTAATTTAATTTGGCTAACTCCTGTTCTAAAGTCAGCACCTCGTTCTTTAAATAAATCTTCCCAAGTATCTGTAGTAGGTGATCCATCTTTATCTAATAATGTTAATAATGTGCCTGTAAAGTTTACAACCCTATCACCAAAAGTTGTTACCATATAACTAGAATCTGCTCCTGGAATTGAACCATCATTTCTAAATTGTTCCATTTCTGCTGTCGATTTTGCAGTAACTACAGATGAAATAATTTGATGTATAAGTTTTTGTTTTGTAACTCTTGCAGGAACTGTTAAATGTATAGGCATTTTAAATGTTAGAGTTGCAATATCAATCATATCTTCTACACCAGTTGGTATAGATCTATTTGTCCATTGCACACCAGTTAATTCTACAATAGATAATCTTGTCCAATCGAATGGATTATCTGTAGAATTAATATCAACAGCAGGATTATATAAAGTTAAAATTTGTTCTAATAATTGAAATTTTTGGTCGCTGTTACTTGTCCATATATCTACCTGCATTGTTAAATTATAAGGAACTGGCATGTGCCGTTCGATTTGATATGTATTACCTAATTCATTATCATATTCATTTGTTGTATAATTAAACTTTTTTTCAAACACCTGTACTTTATCTATTTCCATCGGTGCTCGTCTAGACTCTGGGCTTACTTCTAATGCTTGAATCCAACAACTAATAAATGGTGCAGAATTTACTACATTTTCTGAATTTTGTTTTAAAACATGCATTGCCATACGGTTTGCATCACCGTATCTTACAGGAACAGTTCTATATGTTTCTGTTGCTCGATCTATTTCAATTTGAAAATTTGCAAATAGTCGCATAAATTGTTGCAAATATCTGCGAGTTTGTTTATCGTAAAAAAAATCCATTATACATCACTCTTTGGTTTTATTACACTAGATAATCCTTGTTTAGATTTAACATCTTCTCCAGGCATAGATATTGTATCTGGATTGTTTGTAAATCTTCGTTGCGAAAATGTTCTTGCTTCCCAACTATCATCATTTGGATTATGATCTGCTGTATATGTCCATAATGTTCCTACACGTTTATATAATCTATTTGGTGTAAAATCTGTTCGTACAAAGAAATCCCCTTCGGCAGGATTTGCCGGAAATTGTGTTCCGTGTGCAGGCGAAATCGAGTCATAATCAAATAAATGAGAAGTATCAAGGTATCCCTTATTTTCTTGTTCTGCGGCTTCTATAATTACATCAGATATTTCAATTTCAGATGTGTATGTACTAAGCACATCAGTATCGGTTTCCATGATATCTTGAAATTCTTGTGTATCTGTCATTGGTCCTACTTTAACACGCCATATATGAGGCCACCAAGATTGTGAAAATCCTTCTGATGCTCTATTTGCATCTTCAACTACATAAAATTTATTAATGGCCCCTGCATTTGGATCTAACAATGTATCATCACGTAAATGTGGTAATTCTAATACATCCCCTGACATTAATTTTCTACCAAGTTTTTCTATCATATCATTAATATGAAATGATACAAACAAATTATCTGCTGTTAAAAAGAAACCAAATTGTGAAAGGTCAAAATCGTTATCGCTTACATTATATAAGCCACGTAATTCATATATATCAGGATCGTATTTTCTATCCCTGTTCTCCATTAATAACATGTCTTGAATTGTTAATTCAGAAGCACCATCCATTGAAGCATGATGATTAGGTTGGGTAGGATCGTTTTGTTCTCCTACGTTTTCGGGTCCTAGATATTTATGAACTAAGAAGGCAGTCCCTCCTACTTCAAATTGTTCTCTAATGTTTGAATCAAAAAAGTTGTAATCGTTAGACTTTTCTTCTCGCCAGAGGCTAAGTCGGGGCATAGTAACATTCCTTATTCTTAATATTTATCGAAATGTTATGCCCCAAATGAATTAATTAACTATTGCGGTTGTTAATAATTTTCCACGAGCGGCAACTACTTCGCCTTTCCAAACTGCCGATGTTTTAGAAAGTGAGTAAGCAGGAGTACCAAATTCTTCAAAGTCTAATCCTGATTCTTCTTGTTCTTCGGATACCCTAATACCTACTGTATATTTTAATGCACCCCAAACAATAAAACTTGATACGAGTACAAAACTACCAATACCTGCAATACCATATAGCTGAGTAACAATAGAAGCATCTTCTTTAAAAATTCCTACTGCTAATGTTCCCCATATACCTGCTACTAAATGAACAGATAATGCTCCTACAGGATCGTCAATTTTTAATTTATCCCATAATGGTACTGCATATACACACAACGCACCACCGATAAGACCAATAACACATGCAAGCCACATGGTTGGATAATCTGGTCCTGCGGTAATACTTACAAGTCCTGCCAAAGCACCATTAAGTATCATAGTTAAATCTATACGTTTATAAAATATATAAGTCATTGCCATGGCCATTAAAGCACCTGCACATGCGGCAATATTTGTATTTGCTATTACGGTTGCTATTGCATTTACATCTGCTTTTGTGCCCATCGCTAATTGGGAACCACCATTAAATCCAAACCAACCAAACCATAATATAAATGTACCTAAAGTTGCTAAAGGTAAGTTTGCAGGAGACATCATATTAGGCTTTCCGTCTTTATTATAACGTCCTGCTCTAGATCCTAACAATATCGCACCTGCTAATGCACACCAACCTCCTACTGAATGCACAATAGTAGATCCAGCAAAATCGCTAAAACCCATTTCGGATAACCATCCGCCACCCCATGTCCATGCACCTTGCAATGGATATATAAAGGCGGTTAAAACAAGCACCACAAACATGAAAGGCCAAAACTTAGCTCTTTCTGCAATAGTACCCGAAACTATACTTGCCGCGGTTGCTACAAACACAACCTGAAAAAAGAAATCAGCCATGCCTGAATGATCTCCATCTGAAATACTACCATACATAAGTTGGTAACCTATAATATAAAAACATACACATGCTAATGAGTAAAGTCCTATATTCTTTGTTAATATTGCTGTCGTATTTTTTGACCTAACTAATCCTGATTCTAGCATTGCAAAGCCTGCCGCCATTAGCATTAC